TGGGGCGTTGCCGCCCCACCACTACATTCTTAAACTTTTTTAAGATCGGTAATATTAAATGCTGTATTTATCGCAAGCACTGTGCTATCGGGGGATTTGTCGAGGACTAAACGGTTGCCGTTTACGCTTGAAACATAAAAACGTTTGAAATAAACCCAGTCATCAACGCTTGAACCGTCATAGGTTTTGCTTCCGCTCTTTATTCGAACGATATCTCCGACATTTATACTCGAAGAATCAGAAGCTGTGTTGCTTTCGGAAACGGCTTTTTTCGATGAAAGCATAAGATCTTTGCAGAACATCCATCCGGTATCCTGTCCATCAATTCCGATGCAGGCTTCTGTACCATCTTTCGATAATCGCTGAATAACAAATTCAGCGGTATAAACAGCCGAAATAGGCTTTATACCATTTGAAAAAAATGCTCCTGATTTAACCTTCACCTTATCTCCGGACTTAAAACACGATGTTTTGTTTTCAGTTTTGGTATCTGTTTTTACAGAATCGTTAGTTTTGCCGCCATGCTCCTTATACCACTTTGAGGTAATTGAAGGATAATCTACAAAGCAGATGTTGCTGTCGACTTTTCTGTCATCGACAATCTCCGTTCCCCACTGCCATATTTTCTGATTATAGTGAAAATTGCTCGGAATATCCGGACTTTCCGTCCAGTGTGCAAGCCATATATCTATGCCAGTTAAGCGATCGCTGTCATAGTAATTCTGCATCCATGACGGATTGGCATAAATACCTGACGGCAGACCAATAGCAGTCATTTCACTGCAGAATTTCAACGCCATGTCAGTACGCTGCTTGATAGTTAGAGCATCTATCTGTTTCTGCTCCTCCATATCGAAAAATACAGGATATGACGGTTTTAATCCTTTCACTACCTTTTTACAAGCGGCAAGTTCTTCTTCAAAAGCCTTGTCTGTAGTGGCTTCAAAATACCAGAACAGCCCGTAAGGAATGTTCCTTTTCAGGCACTCCGAAAGGTTATGACGAAAATATGTATCCTCGTCAGAGCGTATACCCGCACGAAGTATAACAAATTTAGCCCCGGATTTCTCGATTTTATCAAAATTGATATTTTCCTGAGCACGACTGATATCAAATCCTTTAATTCTCATCTGTTTTATCCTCCTTGTTATTGCTGTCGGCAAGTCCTTCACCGATAGTATAAGCCAGTACAGCTGCACCTGACATCAGGCATCCTGATACAGTGGTAGCTGTTTCGTCCGATCCACCAAAAGCAATTATCAAACCGGTTATAAATCCGGTTAATGATAACCACCATTTACGGCTTGTTAATTTGCGTTTCCAGTCAATTTTATTCATAATTTAGTCCTTTCTACCGATTGCTCGGCATCTGTTATTTCAATCGGTTCTTCTCCGATTTCTTCCTTTTTTGCCTTCATCTCTGCCTCATACTCATCAATCGCTGTATCAAACCTTGCGATATCCTCCGCCGTTATTCTGTCACGGCTGTAATGATTGCCAAGCTGCATAGCCGCCCACGCTCTGTCGAAGCTGCCGCTCTTAATGCCGTTCACAGCCACCTCGACTATCCATCTGCCAAAATCCAACATTATACCTCACCTCCCGATACTGCCGCCGCTTCGAGTGCCGCTACCCTTGCTTCTAAGCTCGCTATTCTCCGCTCATCGTCCTCCGGTGCGGGCGTCCAGTCAGTCGGCTTGTTTCCTTTCTCGAACTTAACGTTTTTTATCCTGATGCCGCAAGCCTTTGCGCCGAGTGCAATTATGAACTGCACATAGCTGAGCTCTTTATCTGACGAATAAACAAACGTGCGGCTGTACTTTGTCCATGCCGTTTCCGAAGCTTCCAAAACATCAATAACAAAATCCTTTACCGTGCCGTCTGTGTAGTTATATCTGACAGTAACCGTTGTTCCTCCGCCGATATAGTACCCTTCTATTTTCATTATCTCGCAAGAAATTGTATATGTACAGCCGTTTTCGGGCAGCAGATTCGGGTTTGCCGCAACAACTCCGTTTGATACCGATGCCTGTGTTGTAAACTGCCTTGTCGTAGTTTCGGCTTTTGTAAGCGTTGCCGCATTGCCATCGAAAGTATAACTAACGACCGCTGAATAAGCCCATCCGGCAGGATATTTTTTGTCAAAGCGGCTATAGTACAACAGATTTCTGCCGCCAATTTCAACAGCGTTCACCGCCGCAGTAATATCTGCCGCAATGTCACTTGCGTGCTTGCCGTCTAGTGTGTCTGCATCGCCTGATTTTATTTTTTCCCAGTTGTTCCAAACTCCGTTATTCAGCGACCTGATGTACTGCGTTTTGTCCGCACGCACCGATGTTGCTATCTGCGTAAGATATTTTGGATTTCGGTAAAATACCTGAACATAAAAATTATTGTTAACATGACTTCCGTTCGGCGTGTTCGCTGTAGGATTTGCGGCATTTCCCTGCATTTCAAAAATGCCGTTTGTTTTTAATTCGTTATAATCGCCGCCTAAAACACTAGCGGCTTTTGCCGGATAGAAATCTGCGGCATTCTTTCCCGCCGCCGTGCCCAGTGTAGGGAAATCCGTTATCTGCGACTTTGTGTGCGTGTGACCTTGCTCCGCCGCGCCCACCTCTGACGCGGTGTAGGTCGGCTTACTTTTTTCTTTTGCCCATGAAGGCACGGTAGGGTCGGTTTCTTCCGTCAGGTAATCGGGCATATCAGATATATCAGACACCGTATGGCTATGCTCTCTGTCTGCCAACTCTAAATCAGCCGCCGCCCTGTCGCCTGTAAGAGATATGCCATTGATTTTAGGCAGGTCGGTCAAATCGTCGTAGCTGTGAGTATGCTCTGCGTCCGCCTTGTTATCGAGCGCATTAGCCACAGCGGCATTGGAGATAGGATTTGTACTACCTTTAGATACTGTATTATCAATTACAAGCTTGCTTTCGGGGACTATATAAGGATAGTCCTCTAATTTTATCAGCTCAAGCGGAGTGTTGGTAAGACCGACAGCGGCGTTGTATTCGGCGGCTGAGGCAAACGGCAACCGGAGGTTGTTATATCCGCCGTGTGTGCTCATATCTCCGCCTTGGTCTTTATAAACGCCATGTAAATTAACTAAAGCATATCCAAATGGATAATCATCGCTTGGCGGCTCTATACTTGTCCAGTACATATTAAGACCGACAAATCCGCGGTAATCGTTAAGCACAAGAGCACTTGACGATGAATAATAGCCCCATCCCACATCGTTATCTATGCTAAGATAACCATAATTTTGAGTACTTACTGATACAAATGCCCAGATGTTGACTGTATCGTGTATCACTCTGTCGCTGTAATCACTGCTCGCATCATAAAATACGTTATTAAGCAATACGGATTGATAACGTGCTGTAGCCGTCTGATAATGCTGTACTACATAACCCTGTACGATAATATCATCAGGCGCAGAACTGTAACCTATCTGCTGACCTGCGATGTATCCTGTCTGCACGAAATTGTGTACAAGCGTCTGCGCGTCCTCTTGGGTGAGGATAATCGCTTTGTCTACATTTACATTGTTTGTTATGTTTTTAGCAGCTTCCGCAGAGTGAGCACTATCCAGCGCTCTGTTACTGCTTTCTGCCTCGCTCTCTGCAGTCGATGTGATACTTTCCGTAAATCCACTGTTAGCTGATATACTGTAGCTTATCTCCCCTACAAGCGCGGGATATGTCACGTTATCAGATTTAACGTTAATGACATCGTCGGGCATCAGCCAGCCTCTGCCGCGGCGGGTGACCTGCGCGGCGTAATACTTAAATCCGCCCAGCTTACTCCAGACGTACTCGGCTATCTCGACAGTTGCCAGTGGATTATCACAGCTCAGCACCCCGGCTGTGTCCTCGTCGTAATCGCTCTCATCGGCATCAATGTAAAAATCAATGCCGGCACCAGTCACCATGCGGATACCGACTACAGTAAATCCGTCATCAGACGGGTCTATGCTGCAGCTCTCGCAGTCAGTGTCTGTGATAGTCTCGACAGCAGTACCGGGACGCGTAAACACAAGACTGCCGATGTTGTTAAACTGTGCATTACAGCCGTTTGAAGCGGCGATAAATGAGATAATCTCTCGGTATGTGTAGTATTTGCCCTCTGCGCTGGTAGCCTCGCTGTTGTATATCGGACGCCCCGGAACAGGTGCGAAGGCGGCGCAGGTGACATTAGCTGTAAACCCTCTCATTGCCGCAATGTAATCTATTATCTGCTGATGTGTAGCCGGCCATGTAAGAGCGGCGACTGTGCCGCTCTTGTTGCCGTTAAAATTACACGGCTTGTCGAGCCAGTACATTTTGTCGTATGCCTCGATAGTCGTGTACCCATTATCACGAGTTACGTTTGTGATATAATATCTGCCAAGCTGTTGATAACCGGATGAGTTGATTTTTGCAAAAACATCAATCTGATAGCCGGTCATAGTAGGCGGAGTCATACACTTGATAACTGTAACCATGCGTGTCGAGATTGTAGCACCTATACTCATACCACCCTCGCCGTTCCCGCCGGAAAAGTCGATTGATATTATGTCGTCGTTATCATACTCGACTTGTCCTATTACGATTTTTGCGCTTATCTGCCGCGCGTTGCTGTTGGCGGCAGCCTTATATGCTGTTGATACACTTATCATATCTCTTCCAGACTTACCTCCATTTCAGACACACAATCACCCTTGATAGGGTCTTTATAGCAATATGCTTCGGGGATTTCACCGCTGAGGTGCATCGTGTAGCTTGTGCCGTCCGCATCAACAGTAGTGCTTACCGATTTTAACAAGTCGCATATAGCAGTCCACGATGTTACAGGCATAACGCCGAAGCTGATGTTAATTGTGGTTTTGTAATCGCCGAATCTGTCGACGTGTGCCGTGCCGTTAAGGCTGTACTGCACGCTCTGACCTCTGCAAGCCTGACTTTTCTTATATGTCATCACTACCTTGCTGACGTCGGTTGTACCGATTTTAAGCACCATTTTAACACCTCCTATAACGGCGATTTGCCTGTCTGTTTTTTGATTGCCTTAATACCTCTCACCGTAGCTTTTGCCAGCGTATAGTCATTGGTCTTCAGCGTCACATCAAGGGTATATTGCATCTTTTCCTGCGCGGTCTTAAGCTTTTTGATTTCTGCGACAACATCGTTAAGCGTGGCGTCCGCTTTTTCGGCTTCGCCGGATGATACCGATGTGGCTGCGGATAGTCCGCTGATAATCTTACCGGATTTGCTGTTGCCGACCTTACTCGCTCCGATTCCGGCGGCGAGTTTTGCATTAGAAGTGCTAACATCATCCCATACAGTCGGAATGTAAGATGTTATATTTATATTCTGAGTCCCACTTGATGAGTTGCTATTTGAATTTGTCTTTTTGGAAGACGAGATTGAAGAGCTTTTTTTCTTTGTGCTCGATGAACTTGTTTTCTTTGTGCTTGACGAACTTGATGTTTTCTTTTCTTCTTTTTCTTTCGGTACATAGGCATAGTCAGAAGCACTGTAGGTTGATGGCGTATAAGAATATGTAGGTGCTTTATACGATGTTTTTCCCGCACTGCTATATGAATAATTTGTTCCGGCACCGGTATATCCTAAAGCTGCTTTTCCTTTACGCTCCTCTTCTTCTGCAATGCTTTGACTATAAGCAGAAGAATGGTCTTCATTGTCTGAATAACCCTGTGAATACAGTCCGTTATTATTTCTGACGTTGTTGTACCATTCTTTAACTATATCCTCGTTGACATAATCCTTTAATTGCGAATTGAAATATTCTTTCTTTTCCGCTGTATCAAGGAATTTGTTTTTGGCATTTGATAATGCCTCATCGGCTGATTTACCGCTTCGTAATTCCTGAACTATGAATTTATTCATATCACCATGCAAATCAGTATATTTCGTGCTCAGCTCATTCGCTCTGATTTCTTCCTGATGCGTTGCAGCATACATTTCTTCACCGATTTTTTGGCAAGCCTCCTTGACTTCATTGTACCAATTTGTGAGATTAGTACCGAAAATAGAATCAATTGTGCTTAATACACCGTCAAACAGATTAACAAGACCGTTTCCGAAAGATTCAAAGCCACCCATAATATCACCGGATAAGAAATTTGTAACGCCGGAAAAAACATCTGCAAGTGAATTAACAAGCCCCGCAACAATATCAAGAGCCGGACCGAGTATCTGTAGTAGCACATCCGCAAGCGATGATATTACAGGCATAATCGGCGATAATGCCCCATCAATAAGACCGATAACAGCTGATAACAATTTTCCAACGGCGGAAATAACGGCACCGAGCGGTTCGGCAAGCTCAGCCACCAGTTCCAGAATCGGAGTAAGCAGTTCAATCACAACATCAAGTATCGGCAATAATGCTTCAATCACTTCCATAAGCGGTGGAAGAAGCGTATCCACAATCTTGATTATCGGCGGTAACAGCTTATCAAAAAGCTTAATCAATGTCGGAACAAGCTTCTGAATAATGCGTGTAACGCTTTCGAGAATGGGCTTAAGCAATTCCATAAACTGTGGCAGTATTCCGGTAATCAGCTCAATTAGCGGCGGAATAAGATCTGAAACGCTGTCAAGTATCGGCTTAACCTGCTCAATTATCTGCGGAAGAAGCTCCGAAATAATCGGTTCGATAAGCTCAATAACATCCTTAAGTACGGGAATAATCTGCTCGCCGAGCGGAATCAGAAGCAGTTCGATTGTACGGGAAAGTCCGCTGAACATATCGGATAAGCTGTTGTACTTAACTGCTTCCATCTCACCGAGCTTATCACGGGTTTTATCAATGCTGTTCCCCATGTGCGCCATAGCGAGAACGGCATCTTCTCCGAGGTCTTCCCACTTTGTTCCGTACAAAGCAACACCTGCGGCGTTGCGATCTACATCACTTTTACATTCGGCAAGCTTTTCGTTGACCAGCTTGAATGCCTGATAAGCACGGTCACCACCTGCGGCGAATTCTTCACCGAGCTTTGTTGCATCAAGACCGAGTAAAGCCATACCGTCAGCGGTAGTCTGACTGCCGTCCTTTGCTCTTATGGAAAACTCCTTAAAGGCGTCATTCAGGAAATCAACCTGAAATGCGCCGTTTTTCGCACCTTCCGCCATCATTGACATAGCTTCTTCGGCGGTAAAGCCCATATCAGCATAGTAAGTGCTATACTCGGCAAGCTGATCGGCTATGTCACCATTCTGATTTAAGCCCTTTTCTGCACCCTGAGCAAGGAGATTATACGCTTCTTCAGCTGTAATTCCAAACTGCTTCATTAAAGCGTTTGCACCACGGATACCCTCCGATACATCTATATCGTATGTATCCGATAAAAGATATGCGCTTTCAATAACCTTTTGAAGCTCATCGTCTGTGACGTTTTTCATCTGCTGCTTGATGAGAGCGAGCGTGTTGGATATATCATCAAAGTTTTCGCCGTAATTATTGCTGTAAACTTTCTTGATGATATCACCGTATTTTTCTGCTTCTTCTGCAGTAAGACTGAGTGATGCGGTCAGCTGAGTATTTGCTTTATCAAGTTCGTTTGCTGCGGATATAGCTTTGCCGGTTGTTGCAACTACAGCTGCGCCTGCTGCTGCAAGTCCTGCACCAACAGCAAAGCCGATGCCTTTTCCGACGCCTTTAAGACCTGTGCCGATTTTTGAGCCTATGCCGGAAGTTTTCTTTTCGACTTCTGAAGAAAGCGTATCGGTGCTGTTGATAATTTCTTGTGTATCCTTTTTATAGTTATCAACTACTTTGTCGCCTTCTTTTTTTGCAGTGTGCGTTACAGCTTCCTTGTTTTTCTTTTCGGTCTGCACTACTTTGTCAGACTGCTTCTTTGCTGTGTCTGTTATATTCTTCTGCGTCTTGGAATTGTCGTTCTCTATTTCATCGTTTGCTTTTTTCACAGCCTGCGAAATGTTTTCCTGCGCCTTTTCAACGACTTCTTCCTGTTTTTTTGCACCTTTTTGAGCCGCTTCGGAAACCTTTTTTCCGGCTTCCGCCATATCAGCGTCTATTTTACTTAAGTCCGCACGGACTTCAAATTCTACTCTTCCGTCGCTTTCCGGCATAAACTCACCTCTCTTCTGCCTGTTTTTCGAGAATACCCCATAACCGTTCCCAACCGTCCTGAGCCGATTGTTTGTTTACGGAATTTTTAATCGCATACTGTGCTTTGAGTTTTAACAGTGCCGATATCTGTTCCTGATTTTTACCGTTAGGTACAGGGACAGGGCGTGTGCGTATGTCGATAATATCGCACATCCGTGTATCGGACGGCAAAGCTCCGAGAAGGGAAACAAATTCCCACCACTGTAGCTTCCCTTGTTCTTTGAACAAGTCGATGCCGTAGGCTTGCCTAAATGCGGCATAAATATAAGGCGCATCCTGATCGAAGCTTATCGTTTCCGCTTCCGTGTCAGAGGTATTTTTATCAAAATTGATAAGTTTATCGAAAATTTCATTAACCACATCGGCTCTTACCGAAAGATTTTTGACTTTTGGGGCAATTACAAACCAATCGAATATAATATCAAATGAATCTATATCTTCCAACTCATCACCGCTCAGTAGTTCAAACGCTGATAAAACACGGTCAAAACTCAAATTTAATGTATAACAAATGCCCCCGACTTCTATACTGCGGGGGCATGACTGTGACAATGAATATGTACTCATTTTAGCGGTACTTGTGTAACGCTCTGATTTGAGCCTTACGATTACGAAGCGTTTCATTTATTTTCGGTACAATAACAGCATTGATAAACGGTACTACCTGTATACCCATTTCAATGTAATTGTCCTCGAAAAATTCAAGCAACTTCTTTGTACCGTCTTCGCCGAATATCAGCTCAAAAATTGCAATTACCGCATTTCCATACGCTTCATAAGCGCATTCAAGATCTGTTTCAACACCGTTTTTTCTTATTTCTTTAAGACGTCTTTCCGCATCTATGACTTCCGTCTGCTTTTTTCGGAAAGCTGTGCAGACAGCGTCTGCGTCTATGTCTATATCAATGCTGCCGATGACGTTTCCGTTTTTGTCAGACAGCTCAAGAGTTTCCGTGATTTTCTGTGTTCGTGTAATTTTATATGCCATATTAATCCTCCTGATAAAAATCAGCAGTGTGCCGTTTGGCACACTGACTGTTTTTTTGATGTAATATCAGACACCCGAAACGGTGGCTGTTGTTATTGTGGGTTTGCCGTTAAAGGCGATCGTGCAGCTTATTGTGTTGGGAGCTGTAGACTCGCCGCCGCCTATGCCGGCAGCTGTAACCGTGACAGGGCAGGTGAGAACCTTGCCGTTACGGGTTATCTTGATGTCAGTTACTCTCTTTGAGCCGATTTCATACTGAATTTCATCAAGAAAAGTACAAACAGGATCATCTTTGATGAAGTCGCCCGCAAGCACTACTGTGGGAGCGGCACCGACAACCGCAGAGCTTGCAAATCCGCCGTCTGCAAGATAAGTTGCACTGTATACAACCTCGTTTATTGCGGTCGTTACCGATTTAAACGCCTTGCGCATATCCGAATATGTAGCCGATTCTCCTGTAGGAGTAGTATTGATTTCTACCTTTATTTCACTGTTCAGCTCGGCTTTGCCGACAGTAGGTATTACCTGTTCATTTGCCATATTAGTACCTCCTAAAATGCTATCCTGACATCAACAATCATGGAATATATCCAGAAATCCCCGACTTTTCCGACAGGTGCCGCATCAGTAGATACGGTTGCGCTCATCAGCTGAACGCATTCGTCCTGTGGCAGTTCGTTTGTTCTTGATACAAGATTGCCGATATTGAAAAGCTGTTCCATTGCTGCACCTTGTGTCTTGTTTTTCGATAAAAGAAGAAGCGGCAAGGTTCTGTCCTGCCGCTGCCTGTTAAGTGTAGCACCGTTATCCTTTGCCGCCTGCACTTCGGCGGAGATACCTCCGCCGACAGGCAAGCCGGTTGTTTCAATTGTATATCCGAGCTTATCTTCAATAAAATCGAGAATAAGCATGATCGCTTTTTTCTGAGGTGACATTATTTATCACTTCCTGTTAAAAGTTTCTGCAGTTGTCTTCGCCACTGTTCCCCTTTAACCGATTCCGCTTTATGCGCCCACATTTTGCAGGCTTTTGGGTTTTCATCATGTGAATATGATATAGGGTTACCTTTTTTAGATACGCCATAGTACAATGTTCTTGCATAAGGTGTTTCCCAACGAAGAACCATAGCAATACTATCGTTTCTTATTTCAACTTCACTGCCTTTAGCACGGGCAAGTGCTTGTAACTGTTCTGAAGTCACTTTTTTTCCGAGCGGTGGTACCCAATCGGCAGAGATTCCTGTATGGATTATACTGCTATTTATGAGAACGCTCTGATCTTGAGGAGCGTAATCGTTGCAATCCTTAAGGAAATTTGACATAAGAAGTTTCATAGCATCATGTGTTTTTTCCGTCATTCTCGCCTTGACTGCCGCACTGTTAATGTTTATCTTCACATTCATAACGATAACCCTATCTCATAATGATGTGGAGCATTTGTGTCATACCGCTTTATGCTTGCAATCCTGTATTCCGTTTTTTCAAAAATCACCTTTGCGCCCGGCACAAATTTGAAATTTGACGGAGAGGAATTACGGCAATCGTAATACATGACTGCATCAACCTTTACCTGATTATTCTGCTTATCGCTGGTATAACTCTCTGTTGGTTCTATACGGACATATTTCAATGTTTCCGTAGACGTTTCGGAGATTTCGCCCCATCTGTCGGTCTTTTCGGCAACAACAGCGGCAGTGTGTATCAAAAGACTGCGTGGTATAGGTTTCATCATAACGCATCAAGACCTTTATACATGAGCCCGGTCGATAAAAGCAAGCCGTATGACACATTGCACATCGGCAGTTTTCCATCCGATACGCTACTGTTGCCGCCTGCCGAATAGCTGAAACTGCCGAGTGAAATATTGCTGAAGCTGCCGTCATGCACGAATGAAAGACCACCGTTTGCTGATATATAATCAACCTGCCAACAGATAGCATCTTTAACAGCCGTCTGAACCTTTTTATCCAGACTGTCGAACTGAGCTATTCTGCCGCAGGTTTCATTATATATAATAATGTATGCAACCTCAAGGAGCTTAGACAGCTCCTTTTCGTCACCGTCAAACTCGCCGCAGAAAACGTCTTTGTAGTAGTCAGGTGTAACTATCTGCTGCATCGGATACCTCCGCCGGCTTCTTTGACTGCTTAGACTGCTTTTTGTTTGCCGAAGTTGTTTTCTGCTCCTGCTGAACTGTGTTATCCGCCAGATCTTCGGCTGTAAATCCTACTCTTGTCATGGAAACCTCCTTATGTCAGTGCCGTTGTATCACGGTTGAGGTAGATACCCTTTACCTTGTTTTCATAGGTTTCAGTAATTCCGTATGCTCTGTAGAAGAACAAATAACCGTCATTTGTCTGATTTTCCTCAGGAGTGATTACCTTATTGACCGTATGCTTGCCAAACTGAATAACGGCATCACGGTTGATTATCATAAAGTTGATCTTATAACCTCCAGTTGAACCATTATAGCCTCCTGCTAACTCATTGCTTGATGTGCCGTCCTTCAGATCGATGGCGGTATAAAATCTTGTCTGAGGTACAGTGATAATTTTTTCGAAGCGATCGAGAATAGCCTTACTCTTTGTGGTATCGACGTTTTTGGCAAGTGTCAGAAGAGTAGGAGTGATAAACAGTATCTTGCCGTCAGCGTTTACCTCTGCCTCATCCTGAGCATTGACGGCAGTCTGAAGAGCCGTCAGAACAGAAGTACCGGCTGTAGGAGTAGCTTCTGCAGCGGACAGAATACCTGTAACACTTGCATATCTTGCAAAGCGGAAAGCGTCCATTTCAGAGACTGCCTTCGTTCTGATGAACTCACTTGCGAGCTTGCCGAACGCAATACCTGCGGTTTCTTCGTTATCCATTGCGTCAACGGAGAACTTACGACCTCTGTCATAGTTGCAGGACTTTGTTTCATAAGTGATTGTAACATCACCCTGAACATAGCCATTTGAACGTGAGTAATCCGCAAGACCGTCCATGCTTATCTTAGGAATGAGGAACTCTCCCGCCGTTGCACCCATTCTTACGGTATCTGCATCGGCATCAAGAATAGATGTGGCGGAAGCCTGCTGATAAACTGTATCGAGCTTGTCGACATATTTCTTAAACTTTGCGATTGAATTAGCCATAGTGATTTTCCTTTCTGGGTTTACTTAATGCCCATTATCTTGTTGATTCTTGCTTCATCGGCTGTCTTCTGTTCATCGTTTACTGTCGCAACAGCTGATGTAACTATTGCCTTGGGAGGCTTTTCTCCCTTGAAGCTGGGATATTTTTCGATTACACTGTCAATAGCCTTATCAAGCGTAACATCACCGCCGACCTTTGACTTTGCAAGCGCAAGCACATCCTCAATGCAAGCTGCAGCAACGCCGATAGAAAGTGCGTGAACCTTGCCCTTAAGCTCGGCTATCTCCCGCTTGCTGTTTTCCTCCTGAGAGTTGTCGCTTTCACGGGGGGATTCTCCACCGCTTGATTTTCCGCCGTCAGCCTTTTCTGCTTCTGAATTTCCGGAAGGCTCGGCTTTCTGCTCAGCCTGCGGTTCGGACTGCGTAACAGCTTCCGTGGCAGTGCCGTTCTGTGCGCCGCCCTGAGTTGTGGCAGCTGCCTGTTCCGCCTGAGCTGTGCTTTCGGCATTCTCAGTTGCCGATGTTGTGATTTTTTCATCCATAATGATTTTCCTTTCTGTAAAATGGGTAATATAAAAACAGCACCGTGAAAGTGCTGTTTTAAACGTAATTGTGAGTTTTTGTACATCAAATTATAATTTCATAAATAACATCAGCGTGATATACACCCTGTTTATCTCGAATAGCATCTTTAAGTATATGCTTTTTCCCACTGTACTTCTGACAAAATCTATCATAATGCCGTTCTACCGGGTTTCCTTCGATCATTCTCCACTCCAAACGATGAACACGATATGAATTAATCAGTTTTTCCAATTCTCTGAAAACACTTATTCCGATTATTGGATTTCCCTTATCAAAAGAAAAAAGACTGAAACAGTTTGCATTAGAAGAATACATATCAAGGACATAGGAAAAATAACCAATTAGCTTTTTGTCATCTACAATAGCATATTGATATACGCCTTCTCCCTCATCGGATATTTCCGGAGTGCTGAATCCGTTTGATCCCGTATATAAAAACATCTCATCATCATAAGCATGATATAATATCTGCTTTTTGATTTCATCTTTGTATAAAATTGCCGGTACTAATGCCATACTTTACCTCCTTTTTATCATAAGAAAAACACCCTCGAAAGGGTGTTTATTTTAATTAGCGTTAGCATTCGGAAAAAACATAGTTAAATCCAACTCTGATTGAATATAAACTGCTCCAACATAGTAACTGTTATGAACCGTTACCTTTTTGTCGTCTTTAAAATAGATAGCAACCTCTGAGCCGTCTATATCTTTTAATATTTCGCTCTTTTTCAAGTCTGGAATGTTTTTCTCCAAAGCCTTGCATTGTCTTAAAAAAATATCTGAATCAGGTGAATTGCAAATTGTATAATCAAACATAATGATTACTCCAATCCTAATTTTTCATTTACGGTTTTTCTTGTTTTAGAAGCAGTTTTTATTATATCCTTATAAGCCTCTTCACGAGATAATTTTTTCTCTCGCATTTTTTTATCAATTAACTCCTCAAACGATTTGTTTGGTTCTTCTCTATCGAGCTTTTTTCGTTTTTCTTGATCTTTCATTAAATCTCTTGTCTGAGTTCTGAATTTGTTTCTTAATTCAAATGCTTGCTTAGCTTGCTCTTCTAACGGAAGAGATTTATCAATCATTTCTGGTATGCGTCTATCTTGCTCAAGATACCACTGACGAGCTTCTCTGTCTGATAGCTTACCGTTCAATTTTATTATAACATCATCTGTGCATTTGTCAACGTCAAAAAGCTCTGTTTTTAGCTTTTCTACCTCCAGTTGGCTCTTGTAACCCGCTGTAGTCTTTGCCGCCTGACTGCGTCCGTAACCGGGAGTAGCAGTGCGGTCGGGTTTGTATGTAAGCCCGTTTTTCTCACAGTAGCTTTTAAGCTGCTGTTCCTGCTGCTTCAGCTTATATGCTGCCTTGTCAAAGCCTTCTTTGTCGCCGAGAGTGTCAAGAGAGGTACATTCACGCTTTGAAGCTCTGACCTTACGTTCAAGAGCACGTTGATTGCAGATTTTTTCGTACTGCTCGGCATTTTCCTTTTCGTCATACGGAAAGTAGGTCTGAACGCTGATACCGGGCAGAAACGGATAGATCTGATGACCGCAATTTATACCAAGAAGCCCTGCAGGCTTGCCGTATGAGCTTGACCGCCAAGAATAGAATTTTATCCGTTTGCCGTCAAGATCAGTAGTATAGCCTCCACCGCCGTTGCGATTGAATATTTTCCCCTGATCTTTGGCACAGAGTGGTCTTGCGCCGCTGTGACTGCTGACCTCGACCAGATCAAGTCCGTATTCGTCCATAAGGGAAAACTGAGTTTCTTTAGCAACGCTTCCGACAGTTGAACGTATACACATATTAGTGTATGCTTCCGGCGTCCAGTTCCGACCGTTTTTATCGACAAAAGCCGGGATACCTTTCTGCGTCATCTCGCCGATACATTCCCGCATGGCACTCTGACGTGCTTCAATTCCGGTAACGACCTTTCCTGTAGCCTTATTCAGACTGTCTATGTATTCCTGCTTATTTGCAAGCTCGGCGGTACGGTTGATTACCTGCATAGCGGCGTTCTTTGCCTTATACTTCATCGTTGTATTTGTCAGGTTCAGGTCTTTTTTTGCCTGTTTTTGCAGCATTTTAAGGCTGTTTAACATATTGTCGGACATTGACGGCGTGGCTCGTCTATCAATAAGTCCCTCCTGCACCATACGTTTTAATCCCGGCGCAAGCTCCTGAATAGCGGAATTTGCCGCTCTCTGAAGCGTAAGCTCCAGAAGCTCGGGCGTTTTTCCTGCATATTCGGCTATCGTTTTTGCGTTCTGCTTTGTCAGCTTGCCAAGCTCGGCGAGCTTCTTCATTTTCCACTTTGCCGTGTCTTCTTCGATTTTTCCTGCAGCAAGATAGGCGGCTATGTTTGCAATAAGATCGGTTTCCAGTCCGACGATAAGGTCGGTTATTCCCTGCGACAACTGCAGAGAAGTCAGCTTATTCATAGCTGTCACCGTCCAGTATGCTGCCGTCTATGTCATTTTCCTTTGCAATACGCTGCAGCTCTTCTGCGGCTTCTGCTTCATCAATATTCTGTGCTTCCATAATAGCACGAATTTTTGATTTAAGCCCTGCCTGAACAAGCTTGATATTGTTATCTATACGGGTGTTGTCATCACCGATAATATTATCCTGCCAATTGACAGAAACCGTATAATCTTTGCTGACTTCCTCCGAAGCCTGTGTTATTTCTATGATCGCTGTTGCAAGACTTTCAAGCACCTCGGATATGATATTCTTGTTATTCTGCACGGTGCGAAGTGTGTCCTTTTCATCGGCGGCAACTTCTGTCGCCGTTTTTACGCCGGAATTACTGTCAAATGACAGCGTTCCCGGAGAGAAACCAAGCTGAGTGCTGAGTATATTCAGCTGAAGCTTCAGGGCTTCGACGTGTTCGGTTACTCTGAGTGACTGGGTATTGTCGGATATATTCAACTTCGGCGCATCATCGGCGTTAAATGCCTGATATACTTCGTCATCGGTGTCGAAATATTTTACTTCGTTGCCGTCGCTGTCATAGGTCGATTTAATGCATTCCGACGGAATAATGATACGCTTCTTGCCGAGTATAAATTCACGCTCAAGGCTGTCGAATATTACATCTATTTCCCGCAGTGTGTCTATAGAATTTGCAAAGACAGGTAAACCGAGCGGTAAGTCGAAAACCATATTGTTTCCGACTGCCGGCTTAAAATAGCAGAATAACGGCGTTTGAACGCCTTTGAACACTCTTTCGTATTCAAGCTTCGGGAACAGCTCGGAAACCGGCACCGCCTGACCGAGATAGCTTCGTGAATCACTGCGCCGCAGTATATGATAGATGTGTACGCCGTCAGACTGCAATGTATGATACTCAAACAGCTTGTAGAAGAAACCGTTCTGAACATAGTCGTTACAGAAAATACCTTCTGTGATCTGACGGTTATTCCATTTTGTCGGAAAGAAACGATCGGCATTTATGTAATTCAGTCGTATCACATTATCCTCGAGATACACCTTTATTACTCCGCCGCCGAGCGCATACGCACGGGAAAGAAATTCGGGAAAACGCTCCCAAAAGCAGTTGTTTTCAAGGACTTTGCTTACCGTATCGTTGTACTTTTCGTCATCAACGGATATATCGCACTGTTCTGAAAAAGTCATCGTGGCGAGCTTGTCGCAGATGACCTTTGCCATATTCGTCATAGCTCTGGGACGGCTTTTCTTTTTTATTCCGCTGTTTGTAACAGTTCTCCACGGCGGTTTGCCCTGATAGATGCGTTTTGCAGGCTCAATGTGCCGTGTATAATAGTCGGATATATCGACTATTGGCACGTTCGGAAATGCCTGCTTTATATAAGAGTATATCGACATCAATTTTTCCTTTCTGCGTCGAAGACGTTACTCATGTAAGCTTCGGTGCTGTATTCCTGTGCGTCAAGGCTGTCTATATTTATGCTACCGTCGTCAAGACGTATTTCGGTCGCCGCATTTGGCTTCCATATAGCAGTTTGAAATGCCTCTATCGTATGCTTGCAGTGCGACATGATTTTATATCTGTCAGCCGCAATCAGACGGTTGTAGAATAAAATACGGTTGTTGATAGAACCTTTCCGGGCATTGTGAATATTGACCTTTAACTTTCTTCTCTGAGTGGCAAGGCGCACACCTTTGATCAGTATTTGTTCTGCTGAATCGAGATAAACCTCTGTACATTTCCACCTGCGGCATACACCTTCGATAAAAGTGCAGAAGTCGTTTTCAAGCTCATACGGTGATATTGTTTCTTTACGATAGTATTCGTCAAGCGTTACGATCGACTGAAAGCCTTTAGTGAATCCGGTAGCGTTAAGGGTATGGGCTGATCCGTTTCCGCCAAAGTCACCGCCTATAGTTACGAACATAAGATTGTCAGGAGGCGTATCTATAATGTATCGTGTTGGGTTATCAGCAAACAGAGTATATATAACACCTTCCGCCGCTACCCAGTTGCCACGAATGAAGCGTTCAAAATAAACACCCGTGTATTCCTTTTTTATCTCCCTGACGTATTCTTCGGGAAGCGTTGTGTTATCATCGATCAGAAATCGTAATACAAGCATATCGACTTTCGGATTGTCGATGTATTCCTTTTTAAGCCAGTGCGTCGGAACATCCGGGTTTGTTGTAGCAATCAGCTTTGCGCCCTTGACCGACAAACGTGACAGGAGCATCGAAAAAAAGTCCTTAGGGAATAGCGTCAGCTCATCGCAGTACGCTCCGCCAAGTGTCATGCCTCGTATCTTATTCTCCGACTTTGCGTCATTCGCTCCCTCAAGAAGAATTTTTCTTCCGAATAGTTTGCCCTCTTTGGTAGATAGCGAATACTTGAAGTTGTCTTCTCCGATAAGCTCCTGCAATAGCATAAGACAGTTACGCTTTAATGTCTGTAACGTTTTTGCCGACATCAGATAGGCATAATCTGTCGGACGGTCGGCTATCCAGAATGCCCAAAGGATAAGCGATATCCATGTCTTGCCGCTACGGACAGAGCCCTCCAGCAGATTGAGACGATGTAGCTTGTTATGCTTTAACAAGCTCATCAGTTCCTGCTGTTTTAAGGTAAATTGTAGCTTATCGGACATTTTTAAGCGCCTCCAGTATCTCATCTACCTTGCCGTTACCGCCCTCGGTTGTCGATGTCGGGTTTTTGCTGTAGCTGTCTCCGGCACGATTTATCAGATAGAACTCCATAGCCGATTGATTGGGCGGGATTTGCTTAGTTGTAATCTCGACCGAGCGCCTACCATTTATTATACGCTCTTTGCGTTCGGTGACGGTGTATCCGGTTGCCGCTCTGATGAGCGCCTGTTCCACATCCAAGCGTATAAGCTCCGGATTGCTGTCAAGTATCTGTCTTACGCTGTCCGATTTGGCTACTATGTCAGCAATAGCCTTTTGTCGCTTGTTGACATTTTGGATATTAAGACAGCAGTTTACAAGGCTTTGCACGGCATTGAATCGGTCATTACTGTTATTTGCCGCAAAGCTGTTAAGGTCTTCGGACAAGCTTTTTACGGCATTTTTACGTTTGTTTTTGATAGGCTTAGCCTCCTCTCATTTTGGCAAACAAAAAAAGGCTAAAATATAGCCTTTTTACGCGTGTTTTTTGTATTTTAATCAAGTTATCCCAATAATGGTTTTAAAACGCTTAAAACGGCGTTTAAATCGTTTTTAAACAGGTATTTCCGCTAGGTTGTATTTTGGATATGCTGCGCCATTCCGATTTTTGCAAAAATCAGATTGACTATAGGTATGTACGCATCCGTTCCGGCGGGGAGCGTATCAACCAACGCCATAGTGGATGCGATTGTTAATCTATGTCGACCGCGCAGGTTATCCTGTGCGGCTCACCGTATAGAGTAAGCTCTATTACGGCTTTGTGCTGTCTTTTGCTAAACTTTACGATTTTGTGCTCGTAGTCCTTAAGATAGCCGCTGTCGATTTTTAAAAAGCCGTTGTCAATATGACCGTGACTGGCCTTGAGCCAATCTTTGTTTCGACACAGTCCGAGTATATACTCCTCTTCTGTGCAGCTAAGGCAGGTTGTCTTGCTGACAAAATTACCGACGCCGTGTACAGCTCTGATGCGGTAATAGTCCTCTGCACTTAAACTGTCAAGCTCGACAAATACATATCCGTCAAACAGCGGTCTGATTTCGTGGTGCCATTTACCGCCCTTGCGATAATAGTGCAGCTCACGCGGGACATACGATTTATATCCTATCTCCTGAAGAGAGTGCATTATAGCCTGTTCCTCGCCAGGCTTAGCGTATAAAACATATATCACTTATCATCACCGCCGTCCTGCTTGGATTTGATATAGGCCGCTAGCTGGCTGTACAGCTGAGGGTTGTCCTTAGCCATTGCTGTAAATATCTCCTCTTTAAAGACGTCATACGCAGCATCCATTGATGATTTGTTTTTAGCGTCTACATCCCGCTTGTACGATGCCGCCTTGATGAGCGACGGAACTGCCTTGATAAGTTTGTCGGCAGGGACATCCTGCAGGCTTTCAGCGGTCATGTTCTGCACTGCCTCTAGTACCTTGTGGTTTGTGATGCGGGCAAGCGCTTCGGAGACATCAAGGTCGGGATATTTTGCTATCTCCTCGTTTATAAGCCGGAAATTGTTGCTTATAAGCATAACCTGCTCCAGCGACGCATTGAGAGATTTGGCATACCGCGCTACCGACGACTTGGATACCTCGTAGCCGTTGTTACGAATAAAGTCAACGATGTCGCAATAACGATATTCCGCCGGGTTGTTTATCATCATATCTACTGTTTCCCTGATATCGTATGGCAGCTTGTCAATTTTTCCGCGTTTACGGTTATTTTTCTTCATATCCTATCACCTCACAAATCTATGCAAGGGTCATCGATAGCGCCGTTTATCAGTTGTATGCCCTTAGCGGTTAATTTTGCCGCTAAATTATCAAAATCATCGCCCAAGCAGTCAACAGGCTGCAAGGAGCGGATTTTTACAAGACGGATATATCCACTCTCATGGAGATAGTTTACACTGTCCTGCACTTCGGACAGTGTAACCTGTGGTTCGAGAGCTGTACCGACATCATATAGTTTTACATAGTCGGTACGGAGTAGATTGATTGCGCGTATGACAGAGCCATTGTTTTTTATAAACTTGTTTTTGCGCATCTGCTCTTCTATTTCGTATTTATTCATTTTTGTTATGGCCTCCTGTCTGCAAGATTATCTATTTTAGCTTCAAGACGCGTCATAACTCGTATAAACTCGCTATTTTTAACCGCCGTCTCACGTATGTCGTCAATGGCGTTATCTATTTTATCAATCGTGCGCTTAATCTCCTCGACCTCTGCCTTAGTGGCGTATCGGTCGTTAAGATTTTTTATATCAGATTTGCACTCGCTGATAGTATCTATATAATGCTTAATCTCATCCTTGGTAACGCACTTGTCCTGTCTGTCTATAGTGCGTTTTACAAAATACGAGATAATGCCGACTGCGCCTGTAAATACGATGTTTAATACAACTGTTAGAATATCTCCGATTTCCATGTAAAAAATTCCTTTCAAACGCTTTTGTTATAAGGTATTTTGATATACTATTTTTAATGTAATTTTATTGTACCATTTAAGGGTAAAAAAATAAAGGCATAAATTGGTTACTTTATCGGTAACCGATTTATGCCTTTAATTTGAAATAAAGTAAATATTTATTTGCAAAATTTCTACCGCTATCAAGCTTGATGAATTATGCGATAAGGCTATAGCCGGGCTATTTAAGCCCGGCTATTATTTTCTGCTTTTCTTTTTCAGAAAGTTCAAGGCAATTCATAATCTCTGCAGAATAGCCGTGCTCCTCAGCAATATCTTTTGCGACTGTAAATGAAATAAGGGTAGACGGCTTTGCAATTGCAATACGCTCTCCGCCGAAATAGGCTACGAGCTTACGATATGCTTCTATACCTATGACATTAGCTATTTCGGCTTGTGTGCCTGTCAGATGACGTATCTGCAAATAATCCAGCTTGTTCATCGGCTCATTCCTTTCTCCGTTTTTCAACGCGGACATATCTTTTTATTGTATCTATCAGCTTCGCACCCTGACGTTCTGAAAAGCCTTTGAAAATGTCATATTTCGGATTGACGGTAATACCAAGCTCTTTTTTAATAATGCCGCACAGTCGATCCTTAACTGTAACATCTGACGGTGATAACTTAGCAAGCTCGTACATTAGTCCGAAAATCTTGCCTATCTGAGCGTTACTTATATATGCTTTTACCTCCGGAGTTATAGCCCGGAGGTTTGCTTGCAATTGTCTGATTACTATATCCGCCTGCTCGTCGGTCAGCTCCGATATAGATTCCTTAAGTGTTAGCTGATATACAAATCCGTGCAGATCGTCTGATTTATTTCCGTCATCGACAAGTCCGCATTTCCGTCCCAGAGAGTAGATGTACCTGCGTTTCTGCTTTATATCCATTATAACACTGTTATCTTTGTCGTGTCAGATACCGATATAGCGCTATTTATCGATTTGATAACTTCTTCGACACTGCGTCCGTTTTCAATCGTTTCCAAAACAGTCATAAAACGCTGCCATTCAAGCGATTCAGCGAAAAGATATGCGTAATCCGCTGCGTCCTCTTCCGAAAATCCTCCAATGGCAATTAGGTTTTTGCAGTCTGTCAGGAAGTTCGCACCTTTAAGCTTCTTTTGAAGTGCGCTCTTTGCAGAATCATCACACGGCAACTGTTCGAAAAACTCATCAACAGTCAGTTTGCGTTCCGGCACAGTAATATCGGCTGCATAAACACTTGCAAATGTTCGTTCAAGTTCTTTGCTTTTGAAAGTATACTTTGGCTCGAGCGATTCTTTGATGTAGTCACCGAACGCATCACCCATCAAACGCTTCAGAACGGCAGGAGATATAATCTTTACTGTTCTGGCTTCGGTGTATGTAACGTCATGTCCGTCATTATCATCAAATGTGCAGGTTCTACGCTTGCTGTCACGGAGCTTATCACTGCCAAGCTTCAAAAAGAACGCTTCAAGTTCCTTGAATTTAAGCTCAAGTTCAGCTTTTTCTTTTGTCAGCTTTGCTATTTCGGCTACTTTTGCGGCAATTATTTCATTAGTTACTGTCATTTTATCACCGCCTTTGACATAGCCTCGGCACATTCGGCACAGATATCCACGCCACGATAGTTTACCGCATCGGTACGATTACCGCAGAATCTGCATACGGGAACGTGTTTTCTGATACGGATTTCACCGGTATTGTCATCGACCGTAAGGTCTATCGCTTCACCGGGAGTCAGACCTGCATACTCGCATAAGTCTTTTGGCAGACAAACATTCCGCTTAGCTGTAAGTCTTTTACTTTTCAACATTGCCATAATAGTTCCTCCTTGTTTTTTATTACTCCACTCTGCATTTATACGGGCTTGCGACCGTTACTGTATAGTAGCTGCATTAGAGCAGGGAGCTATACTCCCTTATAGATCTTCCGCCTATAGCACCCGAAACCGATGATTGGACGCAGTTTATTCTTGCAAGTGGGATTACCGTCTTTATCGAGATATTTGTACTCACAAGAGTAACATTTCTGTGCCGTATCTCGCTTTTCACTTTCGGGTGTACGCATTTTATGTAGATTATTTGATTTCACGTTGCTTCTGACCTCTTTTCTTCTTGATTGCCGCAATCTGCGATAATTTTGCTGCATAGTGCGGATTTTTAGCGACGAACTCGCCGTATGACATACCGCATTTCATAGCTTCGGCAACTATTACTTCTATCTGTTCCATATTGCTCATTTCTTTCACCACCTTTCGTGCACTCTGTCTTTTCACGGGCTTGTGACCGTCCACGGCGACATTACACGGGAGCTTTCGCTCCCTGAGGTTATTCTGATTTGCCTTTGTTATAGCCTTTTTTATATCCACTGTTGAAGATCTTATCTGCTACTATTATGCTGAAGTACATTTTTGCAAGAATCCATCCTATGTAGAGAATTACGAGCATAAGAGGGATTATAAGCACCTCGCCGCCGATTGAGTTGTCAGGACGATCGGCAACGGCGTTTGCATAATCAATTAAGCTTACGGTCGCTGTGCCGGCAAAAAACGCAGCGGCAAGCATTAACACATTGTTAATAAACTTTCTCATTTGTTATACCATTCCTTTTTTATCAGCTTTGTCTGTCTGTTGTGCCGGCAGACAAGAAGCATTATTGTCGGTGTATCTTTAGCTATCAACCAGTTATCCGGGTTGATGTGCGCTCGTTTCAGAAAATCGTATTGTGACCTTGTAGGTTTCTTCCCGTGCATATTGTCACCTCACAACGCTTCGTACATCAATTCGCATAAACTTTGCCATAGATGCAAGACCTTTAAGGGTATAACATCCGTTGTCATACGCCTGCGAAAACAATCTGACCGCTCCTCTGAGTCCGGCTTCGCTCTGAGCAACTTTGTGAAGAAACTCAAGCTCCTGCTCCATGTTAGAAGAAACGAGCAGAGGAAACATCATGTCCACGTCCTCACGCTTGATGTCAGTAGTAACGAATTTCGGCGAGAGCCACTTACGGTTGTTGATCTGACGGTAATTTCTCCGGGTTTTACCCTCGAATTTTTCTTCGATACCGTTATCGCCGACAAATGCAACTCCCAGTGTCTGACCTTTGTCCGTGAAGTAGTCGGCAAAGCTTCTGATAGTTTCTATGCCGTGAAATGTCAAGAGCTGTCCTTCGTCTATGATAATAACCATTCCGTCGTGAAGCTTCTGCGTTATTGCTATCCATAAATCATCCGTTGACTGTGATATAGGAACGCCCAGTTCAAGTGCAATCAGTTTAAGCACTGCTTTTGCTGATTTAAAGCAAGGGTTAACTGTGATAACGATGCTGTTCAGCGGATTGTCTGCGTGGTATTTCTGCACCGCCTTTGTTTTCCCAATACCACTATCACCTGTTGCAATTGCTACGCCACCTTTTATCTGGCAGGTCTTGATAGTCTGATAGATCTTCTCCGATATGCTTGTAGGTGCGTATTCGACTTCACTGTAGGTTTCAGCACCTTTGGTTTTCGTGTCAAAATATGCGGCAAGCTTAGCAAACTGTGCTTCTTTGTTACCGGTGTATGCACCTTTTTTCAGCTGCGATATAGTTGATGCCGGAATACCGATGCGCTGTGCCGCCTTATTTGCCGATCCCATCTCTCCGGCAAGCTCGTCAAACTTGGCAAGCAATGCAAGTTCTTTTGTTTCGTCCATGACTTAATCATCCTTTCCGTTTTAATGCGTTTTTGTTTATCTCCTCGATGTCAATAAATACTTCATCGACATCGGAAAGCTCTGGGTTGTCCTCTTTGAACTTATCAGAAAATACCGGCTTGAATTTTGTCGGCTTTTCAATCTTGAATTTTTCCCTGCCTCTTTCGGCACGGTTGATAGTAGCTGTCAGGAAGTCAATAGCCTGTTCCTCAGTGATTGACGCTGTCAAGCCCTTTGAATAGTCGTGAACGGCGTGAGTAACAGCACGAATTGTCTTTTCACCTGCGGCTATCTCGTTAGGATCATTAGTAATATACGGTACATTCAGATCTGTTTGCAGCGTCCATGTAAAGCGATATGCGTCTGTTGCTTTGTCATAGACACGCACCGTCTTATATTCTGCAGGATCATAGCGCACATATACCTCTTCGCCTTGGTACTTCCACGCATCTTCCGCTGAGTACCAGAGCTTTTCACCTGCAAGCTCGATGTAAACGCCGTTGCGCTTGATTTTCTGATACCGGGTAGTTCTGGCAAGCAGAAGCGAAAGATCCTCGTCTTTTGCTTCTCGGAAGGTGGTGTATTTGATTGAAGCGTTCCAGACCTCAATTCTTGTCATGCCCTTGTATTTGCGTTCTTTGCCGCCGTACTCATCGACGTTGAAGTCACCGTCGATGAGGATTTCGAGCGCAGCTCTTATCTGATCGTCTTCGGGAACAATGCCGTATTTCAGCTTATACTTAAGGCTTTCCGGGCGTTCTATAATAGTACCGCCGCAGAAAGTCTCGATTACTCGGCTGATATGGTTTTTAAGTGTGCCGAATGTACGCTCAATAGGCTTTGCCTTAGCGTTTCTGACAATTGCATTGTGCATTGTAATGTCAAGCAATTGCAGTATGGTCGGTGGTATATCGTCCGCATTCCATGTCTTTCGTGTTCTGTGACCTCTGCCACCTATATCGTGCGTAAGGAACTCAGATCCGTTATCAAAATACACCGATTTCGGAACGCCGAAACGCTTTATTGCGTGACGAAGTGCCAAAAGGGTACTATGTGAGTCAGGCTGTTCGGTCAAATTCCAACCGACAAGTACTCCCGACTTTGCGTCAAGAAACGCTGTAAGATACATACGATGTGTCTTCTGAGCGTTATTTTCGCAGTATGTGATGAAGTCGAAGGTGTGGTTATCTGCGATCCATACATCATTAGCTTGCAAATCATCATATAGTCGTTCGATATAAGGTATGTATTTATCCGTAAATGCCTTTTCACCATATCTCATCAACGCAATTACTGCCTGAGGAAGCTTTTCAGCTTGCCGGCGGAAACTACGCTCGGAAGGTATCTTATCAAAATCCTGCGGATAGAATTCTTTAACCCACTCGATCATCAGCTGATAACAGCGGGACACTGGCAATCTGCGTTCATCAAGGTAAAAATACAAAAATGCGTCAAGTATATGCTTCGGAATATCGGTGTGACCTTTATTCCATCCGCCACGCTTATCTATAAGCCCTTCAATATCGCCGTTTTTAAATGCGGCGTACTTGCGATACAGTATATCGGTGGATATATCTATCTCGGGATGTTCAAGCTGCATCTTGGCTACAAAAAGTAGATCCGTATCGGCTTTTTTGCGAGTACTCTTGTTCCGGTACATCTCCCAGATCTTGAGTATCTTGATCCAGTCAGCCGCCTGCTGCCGTTCGTTTTCCGTGTACTCCTCAAATGGCTTTGAAACTGCTTTTGAACGCTGTTTTTCAACCGTTTTAGTCGGTGCTATTTCAAGTTCTTTGCGCTTGGAGTTATAGTATCGCTCACGGATTTTTTCGTCCATCTGATCAATGTCAAAAAGATACTCTTTGCGGTTATTTGCCGCATCGGCTTTTTCAATTGATGGTAGCTTTCCGTTTTTAGCCAACTGCTGAATATAACGTAAACTACAACCTTTAATTTCAGCTAATGCCGTAGCCGAAATCATCTCACTCACAGTAGATTCCTCCTTTCCAGCAAAGATAGATTACAGGTTATTTGGTAGAAACCGTATTGCAATTAACATAATAATCGCCGTTACCGCCGGAATTAAATATGAAAATAGTAAGTCCAACTTCATTATCGTTTTCTTTCCGACCTGCCATCATCAGTACAGGGCGGTCATTCCCTGCAGACGGAAAACCTTGCGGCTTTCCGTTTCGACAAATAAATAAGGAAAGGATCTGTAGCAAACTTCAAGCGGTTAGCTCTCGGTCTGCATATATGCTCGTCTTTCCGAGCTGTCACCGATGCAGTCTCCGCCTCTTCGGTTGAGTTCCGTTATCGTACTGCTGATTTGCAGGTGTGTCGGGGTAACCTCCTGCAATGTCTCAGTTCCATGGTAACCGCCCCTACAAACTGGGCTTGATACGCTCAAGCGGGCGGATATCGTACTTTGGCAACGTCTATCATCTCGAGCCTCCCGATCTTCAGTCGGGTAAACGCACGACCAGCCTGTGCGGTTTCATTCCGACTAATTTTTTATCCCGGATTTCCTTCCGGCGGTCGGCGGGTCTGGGCTTGATACGCTTAAGCGGGCGGCTCAGGCAAGTGAAATAAACTCGCCCTTGCAGAAATCAAAAGCTCCAACATAGGAATCATCAACAAAAACATTGCCGACTGTATCGGTATCGGCATCTATATCAAGATTGCCTTTAGGCAGTCCGCCGTGCTTACGGTAATAGTCCGTAAGGATTCTCTTTTTATCCTTAATGCTCATTTAGATCTCCTTCCGAGTATTTCGTCTGTAGTGACCAAAAACAAATCTGCAAGGCAACAGAGATTAGCGATTGATAATGTTTTATTGCCAAGCTCCCAACCACACACAGCCGCCTTTGATACGCCAATTGCATTTGCAACTTCCGCTTGCGACATACCATGTTGCTCACGTAAACGCTTTATATTATCGTTATAGGTCATTAATTACTCCTTTCTGCTATAGACATTAGCCATAAATAGTGTTATAATCACCTTAACTGGAGGTAATATACATGGATTTAAATTTCAAAAATTTTCTTAACCACTTGAAAGAACGTGACTTATTAGAGATTATTATCAAATCTCGTGATGAAGCCAAGAAACAAGCTCCTTATAATAAAAATGCAATAGTACAAGAAACAGATATCAAATCTTTATGGATTTCGATTCTACTTCTAAACAAATATCATGAATGGCTTTTTGGGCAATTTAAAGATATTTCTGAAACCAACAACGATGATTAATGTTCAGACTATGATAAACTTTTAGCATAATCCTGTATATTCTGAATTATTTTCTTTGCAGTTTCCTTATCAGTGCATTTTATCGGTGATTCGACAGTTGATTTCGTGTGCATTATTGTATCAATATTATCGTTTTGTTCTGCTGATTTTGTGATTTTAATCATTAAATCAGCAATTTCTTTTGCTGTTCCATCAATGATCAATTTCATTCTTTGTCCTCCTTTCGCTTGTTTTCGATTGACACCGCTCTGGCGGTATGTTAAAATAATTATGGGTAAGTGTGTCTTATTCGTTTACCCAAGTTAATTATAATAAGAATTTTTCTAATTGTCAAGAAAAAATCTTGCTTGCACTTAGAAAAATTCTAATTTCGCTGTTTTGCACAAAGGAGATTTACCGAAATTGGATATTTTAGATAGAATAATTATGCTTATGGGTTCTCGAGATCAAAAAGAGCTAACTAAATATCTACAGTTAAATGCCGTTGCATTTTCTGACTGGAAGAGCGGAAAGAGTAATTCTTATAAAAAGTATTTAATCGAAATTGCTAAGTTTTTTAACGTTTCAATTGATTATTTGGTTTATGGGAAAACACCAGATAGTTCTTTGCGAACAGATGAAGAGGAGCTACTCCAAGATTATAATAGTGTAGATATAGTTGCAAAAGCTCAGATCAGAGAGAGAGCCGCCGTCCTTGCTGAACTTGAAGCGGCAAAGAAAAAGAATAATGTTCAAACACCATTAAAACAATCATTAAAACGGACTGAAACAGAAGAAAAACAAGAGCCGCAATACATATCTCTGCCATTCCCGGCACTTCCGGCATCGGCAGGAGCCGGCGAGTATCTGCACGAAGATACAACTTCTTATATAAAGGTACCGGCAACAAATCTTACCGGGCGGGCTTCTTTTGCTCTTCGTGTCCACGGAGATTCGATGGAGCCGGCATACTTTGACGGAGATATCGTTCTTGTTGCCGCTGATGCAGATGTTAACATCGGAGATATAGGTATTTTTATAGTTAATGGCGAAGGATTTATCAAAGAGCGAGGAAAAGACCGCTTGATTTCTCTTAATAATAAGTATAAGGACATCAGAATCGGATCAGATGATACTTGCGTATGCAAGGGAAAGGTTATAGGTTCGCTGTAAAAAGGAGGTTTATAATAATGGGATTACGTTTCAGAAAAAGTATTAAACTCGGCGGTGGATTCCGCCTTAATCTTAGCAAATCTGGTGTAGGATATAGTTGGGGTACAAAAGGATTCCGCATATCAAAATCAGCAAAAGGTCGCACAAGAAAAACTTTCTCAGTCCCCGGCACAGGTATTTCATATTCTACTTCGTCGGGAAAATCAAAGCGGCGTAAATCAACAACAGCAAAGCAGAATTATTCACAAAGCAATACAGATTTTACAGAGCAGATTCCGGTTGATCCTAAAGTTCAGCGTATTAAAAAGATTGCGATTACAGCAATAATCGCAGGACTTGTTCTCATGATGATCGGACATCACGAATCCGATCCTTTACATATTACACTCACTTCACTTGGGTATATAGGTCTTATAGGCGGTATCATTTTAATGGTGATAAAGAACCGTTTCGGTAAAAACGAATAAAATAGTACAATATTAACTTTTTCTTTAAATTTTTCGTAAAGCGAAAAGCTCAACGAACTTGTTCGTTGATATGTTGCTTTTTGTTCGTTGAGTTCGTTGCTAACATTTTCAATAATTGGAATTTATTTAAATTTGTATAAAAGGAAAAGAAAAGCCGTTAAAACGCTTAACAATGCGCTTTAACGGCTTTTAAAATGCGATTAAAACAGTTTGAAACGGTTATTTAAAACGCTTCTCCTTTTCAACAGATATAAAAAAATCGATGCAAAAACGCACCGATTTTTTTGACAACTCACTTTTCAGCACTGTGCCGGATATACCACTTGTGATACGCAACAAACCGCATAACAATCAGCTTTGTGCTGATTTATCCCGCTTAATTTCGCCTTATCCCGTGGTTTCCCACTTTTTGCGTTTTGCGTGGCAGACAACATCAACGCCATACTTGTTTTTTTGAACAGCAAATGCTCCGCTTCCGGCATAACGCTCAGGACGAATGTGATGTCATCTGATATAAGTCGCTTTTCGGCGGCTGATATAAGCGTTATTCTTACCAATCTCACCACAAATGCGATAGAAGCGAGTGTCCGATCACACGGTGAAGAAATATTGCTCGAGCTGTCCGTACAGCGCAATTATTATTGTATCAGAATTGCAAATCAGATCGAAAAATCCATCCTCGAAAGCAACCCAATGCTCTTAACCACAAAGAAAGACAAAACAGCTCACGGTTTTGGTGTGGCAAGCGTAAAAATGCTTGCCGAAAAATATAACGGTATGACATCTTTCTATGAAAGAAACGGACAGTTTATAGCAGATGTCTGGTTGAAATTATCAGATTTATAAATTGACACTTTGACAAGTGAATATCTTATTTTATCCCCGAAAAGCACAATTTCGGGGATTTTTGTTGCAATTTTTGCATTTCAGGAAGAAAAACATACAGTTTGGGAAAAAGCCATTGATTATCATCGGGTATTTTGTATAATTATGCTGTAAAGGGATTATTTTTAACAATTTCTTTTTATTTTGAAAGGAGCAATATGACAAACACTAATATAATCACAACGAATAATCTCTGTAAAAATTACGGAGTAGGCGACAACGCCGTACGGGCACTCAAAAATTGCAACATAGAAATACATACCGGAGAATCTGTGGCTGTAACAGGCGCTTCAGGCTCAGGAAAAAGTACATTCTTGACATTGGTAGGCGGCATCACAACAGCCTCCAACGGAAAAATCGTAATAAACGGCAAAAATATCACTTCAATGAGCGAAAAGGAACTGGCTAAGTTCAGACTTGAAAACATCGGCTTTGTTTTTCAGGCATACAACCTCATTCCCGAAATGACAGCGTATCAGAATATTATTCTGCCATTGAAGCTGGCACATAAGAAAATTGAAAAGAAATATTTGTCGGATATTTGCAATAAGCTTTCAATTTCCGACAGGTTATCGCATCTGCCATCCGAGCTTTCAGGTGGGCAACAGCAAAGAGTGGCGATAGCCAGAGCACTTATTACAAAGCCGTCTATATTGCTTTGCGATGAGCCTACAGGTAATCTCGACAAAAAATCTAGCGAAGATGTACTTGATCTGCTCACTCAGCTTTGCGCAGACAACGGATGTACACTTATACTGGTTACCCATGATAAATCTGTCGCAGACAGAATGGGACGTATAATAACTATCAGCGATGGCGAAATATTGGAGGACTGAATGGCATCATTATATATAGCTTTTAATTATATACGCCGCCATTTGCCTAAATTTCTTCTGATTTGCTTTTGTTGCTCTATACTGATTTCATCGGCGGTTCTGATTCCGATAAACAGTAGCATTTCAAATTTCGGAGGATTTTTACAGGCAAACAGCTCAAAAAGCAATTACAGCAGACTGTTTTTCAACACAGGAGAAGATGTAGACTACTCTTCCCTTGCCGAGCGGTATTGCGGTTTAATTGGCATAACAGGATATACAAATTTACAGAACCATGAATACTGCATAGGATATGCAGATGAGATTGCTCGTGATTCTCTCAGCGTGAAACTTATAAACGGAAAGTTACCCGAAAATAAAAATGAAATTGCCGTTACTGACAGTATGCTTGAAATATTGAACGTAAATATCGGCGATACAGTCACTCTTGATATGACTTCCGAAAGCCCGGGACAGCGCGAATTTGTGATAACAGGTACTGTCAACGATTATTACAGCCTGTTCACAAACGGAGAACATCAACTTGTTGCCGATGACAACAGCGGATTTGCAAGAGCTTTTCCCCGTATCTTATGCGGAAAACAAAATGATTATCTGCAAAAAAACATAGTATCGAACGCTGTTTGCAATTACTATGCGGAACTTGACGAAAACTATAATATTCCGTTTTTTTCAAGCGATGGTTTTTCTGTCAACGACGAACAAAGCGTCAGATTTTATAACTCTTACTATAGCTCAAATGCCGATACGGTTTTTTCATATATATCTGCCGTAGCAATTATAGTAGGAATCTTCTTCGGTGTGTATATCTGCGTGTCGCTTCTTATTAACTCTGAAAAAGGCAACAACGAAATTCTCAGAAATATCGGAGCAACAGGCGTTCTTGTAAAACGTGTGCTTTTGTGGCAGGGACTGTTTATTTCGGTTATTGCATCTGTTGTTTCAGTCGGATTGGTATTTGCGGTGACAGAACTTATCAACATGATAACGGTTAAAAACTCTCTTTTCAGATTTAATCTGTCGGGAAATCTGTTTGCAATATTATCCCTGTCTGCATTTGTTTCGGTAATGATATTTTTTGCTTACCACATTCTGTTCAAAAGCAGCAAAAACAAGATAAAAGCAATTAAAATAGGCAATATAGAAAAAGTTTCGTTCTTTTCTTTATGGAGCAGGACGGTTTCTAAAAATGCCGTTACGTCTAAAGCGGCATACAGCATAGTGCTGGCTTCGCTTATGCTTCTTGTAACGGGCGGTTCGTTTCTGGCTGATCAGCATACTATAGGTTACATTGAAAACACTGACATGAACAACCGGAATTACGATTATGTCTATTTTATCGGCGGCGGTTATATGAACCGGGATTACTTCTCATACAGTTATCCGTCATATAATGGCTTTACTGAACGTGAAACTGAAAAGCTGGCTTCTCAGTATAATCTCACCGTTATGGCAAAAGGAATGACGACAAATATCAACGCTTACATATTCACAAACAATAAAAACGCAATACCTTCCGATGCCGGTTTTGAAGATATGAATGTAACCGATGAACTCAGAAAGGCAATTGCTAAAACCGATGTCGGCAATTTTGATAAGGTTTACGGTTGTGGTGTAGGTTCAATGGACTACAGCACTCTCAAAGAAAATTTCCCATCGCTTGATATTACACAATCTGAGTACGACAACGGAGAACGCATTGTTTCGGTAAACAGTGGAATAAAAAACGGAGAAGAATTTGATCTTAGCTTCATGATCATACCCGATGAAATAATATCGAATGATGTGGACAGCGGTTATATTCCAGAAATAATCACAAAGCATATAAAAGTAACCGACAGAGCTACCGTTGCCGATGAAAACAGTTTTGGCATCCCGACCATGTTTACAAACGGTTCTTATCTTCTTATGTCGGATAAATATCTTCACAGTATCAGCGATAAGTTCAGATACAGTTATATTGCCCTGAACAACAATAATAAGCTCAGCGAAAGCGAAGAAAGAAAACTGGGCGACATTCTAACCGCTCTCGCAAATGAGAAAAAATTGCAGATAAGCAATTTTGCAATTCAGAAGTATAATACAGATGATGCAGTAAGCAAGACCAGAATGCCGTTTATGATTTCGTCTGTCATCTATCTTGTACTATCCGCAATGTTTGCATTTATCTGTCTTAACACGGATATAAAATCCAAAATACGCCAGATTTCCGTTGCAAGAGCTATCGGTGCAAACAATGGTATATTGTTCAGGACGCTCTCTGTCGACGCCATTAAGAAAACGATACCCGGATATATCATCGGTTTTTCTTTATCTGCAATACTTGTTATAGTATTTGTTGTTTTTTCGCCACAGTCCACAATTCCGTATTTGCCGTACATTGATTTACTTATTTATCCCTTTGCGGTAATTACGATTATATCGGTTGTCAATCTGCTTGCTGTTTTCACAGCAATAAGAGCTATCCGTAAAACCGATATTTATACTGCCATGGCAAGAAATGTATTTTAAACAGAAAATTCACTCAAAAACAGCATTTGTGCTAAACCTGCATTTCAGAAAAAATGTGTTGACTTCGTGCATATTGCTGAATATTTGCAGCCACGATACCAAGCCCCAACAAGCCGATATCCCGGTCAAAGCACAAAATACATTAAATCACCGCTTTTATCCTTGATATTGTAGCAGAACTGATTTCCGTTGTATTATAAATCGATATTCATACTCTATGAGCATATCATTAGCGCTGATGGAATATTAACCGATTTTAGGCAAATATGTAATACATATAATTTCACTATGCACATAGAAAACTATTCTAATTATGACAACGCTCCGATGGAGCGTTACAGACTGTAGCCTTGCGACTTTTGGTTAATTTCAGGAATAATTTAAAAGTGCACACCCCCTTGCCGAAAATGCACACCCTTACGACCTTTCGTTAAATAGTATAAAGGCAAAAAAAAGAAAAGGCTCTGCCGTGACCGTTTTTTAGTCATCGCAGAGCCTTCTTTCGTTAAATTGTGTTGATAAATCCCATTAAACAAGGATTTTCGGATAAAGAAAACGGACACCAATCAAGATACGCATTGTATCAAAATCGGTGTCCTGTTATGAAAGTAAAGACCTATTTTGATACCAAATGCACACGGCTCTGACCTTTTGTTAAAAGGTTTATATATCGTTAAATAGTTCAATTATATTTTAGCGTATATACTTTGGTGTTTTACCCAATTTTACGGTGAGAATTTCTATTTTCCTTAAAACCTTGTTTGAAATCTTAAAGGAATTGACAATTCATTGTAAATCTACTGCCCTCAAGCAACATTTCTTTTTCTAGTTTGTATTTAAACGTAAAAGTTGTGCAGAAGAGTTAATTTCCGTAACAGTATAGTAAACGCCGTCATATACAGGCATCATAACATACGCCATAATTACGACAATTTTTGGATTGCTCACTTGTATTTACCGATACTTTCTTTGTCACAAAATCAAGATCCTATTTATTCATCTACTAGTTCCATAATGTCTGCGAAATCACATTGTAAGCCTTCGCATATTTTAACCAATACCCCAGTGGTTATATTCTCGCTTTTGCCGAGTTTTGCAATTGAAGCAGTACTAACACCGCTTACGGTTTTCAATTCACTTTTGCTCATATTTTTATCAATGAGCAATTTCCATAATTTTTTATAAGAAATTGTTTTAGCCATGTGTTTTTCTCCTATTATCAACTATCTACACTGTTGCGGACACTCTTAAGGAATCCATAGATGCCCTGAGTTTCATCCTGCGTAAATTCAATCAAATGAGCTGTATTATAATCTACTGTGTTAGGTATTTCATTTTCAGCAATTATAATCTGGTTATCGCCACAATTTTCAACCATGTATTTAAACAACGAGGCGCGCATTCCGGGATCTGCCAGTTCGTTTTTCCGTACTTTTTCTTTAAGCGTCAAAATTGGGGAGTCCAAAATAAGCATCGCAGGACGGTAAATGCCTCCATCTTCCAGAGCTTTCATAAGTGAAAACAGAATAATACTGTTCAGAAATGCACGATAACCCTTACCTTCGTCTGATTTGTGTTTTCCATTTACAATTGCATCGTATGTATCGGGGGAAATTCTTGCTGATACACAGTTCGGGTAATTGCACTCTTTCACAATCATTTCGAATGTGTCGCTCCATTTTTTCCACCAGTTCATATCAATATGCTCCATCGGATGAAATACAACTTTTTCACCTTCTTTCTCCATCTCACGATTAAAAGCGTCTGCATTAAGGACAACAGACATTGCATCCACAGCAGACATTTCTCGCTTAATCTGCACAATGCGTTTATATGATTCCATCATAACACGCAACTGAGCGGATTTTGGTTTCAATACTCGACTGATCATCTGAGTGATTTCATTATTCTGCCTATTCAGTTCCTGCAACTGCGCCTCCAGCGCACAAATTTCTTGTTGAATATCCTTTTCCGCTTCTTTTAGGTCACCCAACTGCATCGTTATACGATTCAGTTCAACCTGAGAAGCCTGTGCATATGCAATGCGCTGCTCAGGCTTGTTCTGCATTGAGCTATCACAAAACGGACATTTCACGACCTTTTTGCGCTGAGAGTCTTTTGTTTCACCGTCAATTATAAAGCGAAGTCTCTTCACATCAGAATTATACTGAGTGCGAAGTGCCTTGTAACGCTCATTAAGATACGTTGCTTCTTCCAATTTAGAGTTGACGGTAAAAATCTCTTCCATCAATTTATGGCTTTGCTCAGTAGCTTCATAAATTTGGTGCTCAATAGATTCAATTTCTTCCAATGTAGCTTCTATTTTAGATTCAACATCGGTGTCTTCAACTTTTGCAAGTTCTTCTTCCAAAATCCCACGTTTCTTGGATAAATCCTGGATTTTTTCATTAATGTAAATGATGACAGCATTTTTCTTAGCTTCCTTCAATTCACGGTCTTTCTTACTTTCAGCAGGCACTATTTCATGCAAATCTTCTCCTGTAAAAAGGAAATGCAGTGCTGTTAAGCATGCTGTGATTTTGGAGTGTCTAGGAATATCAAATGCTGGAATTTTCTCGTAGATGTTATCTTCATCAATAAAATACGAGTGAAGAAAGCTTCTATTAGTGAGGTTTTGCTGAACAAACGCCTGCGTAGAAATGATTTGATGTCTCTCATCAATTCCCATCAATTTCAGCAGCATATCACTGTACTCTAATTTCAATATGCTGTAATCATAGGATCCGACCTCATCAAAATTACTTACAACTGTAACTAAGTTATCCCCCATGTCGCTCTTTTTGCCGTTTTTATCATCAATTATCCTTCTAGTCATCTGAACAGTTCTAGCATCCAGAGACTCCAGTGTCATGTGGATAGTATTATAACCAGTGCTTTCTCTGGTGAAAGGCACTTCTGAAGCGCCGAACATAAAATTGATGCAGTTAATAACATAGGACTTACCAGAATTTGATGGTCCATGTAAAATGTTTACTCCTTCATCAAAAGTCACCTGTGAATATTCAACTTTGGGACCAGAGGCTCCTATGCTTTTAATATAAAACCTGCTCATACCCTGGCTCCTTTCCTCAGCGATTCAGCTGACATTTTATTAATCTTATGTATTATAGTTCGTTCTGCAGCATTCGAAACAATCTCCACAATCTTTCTTGCTGTGCTACGATATTCTTCGGCATACTCGCTTGTCAAAGTAGCACTATAATCACGACCAGCATTAGTAATGGAATAGAGAATTCCAGTAGCTGAATTTTCCGGCAATACCATTCCTTCTAAAACCAACTCTTTTAATGCCAGCCTTACAATTTCACGACGAGATGCAAATTCACTGAACTTGTACTGGTTATCGCCGTTTAAATCAGATTCACTTACACCAAATGTAGCCCCGTATGTAACCATGAAATCCGTAGCATAAATCTTGTCCAGGCTTTGGCCACAATCAAACTCTGCCAATAACAACAGGATACGGAGTGAATTTTCAAATACACTATTAAATAGCTTGTTCATCATCTTCTCGCACCCAACCTTTCAAACGATTTTCCCCAACAAGAAAATGGCACACACCTTTTCGTTGACTGTTGCCAATCCACTCCGTTTCTCTGCAAATACGGCATTTATCCAAGGATGTTTTTGTTGCCTGCGCCATAACTTTTCTCATTCGCGCAAGCCCATTTTTCGCCTCGTCCTCCCAGACTTCCGTAACACCCTCGTACATTTCGTCCTTCAAAACTTCGAATTGATCCTTTTCCTTCGTACCGTACAAATCACGAATTCCTCTACGAACAGCTTCTGCTGCAAAATAATATTTTCTCTGATTACTAAAATTTTCTTTGTGAGCAGGATAAGCATCTAGCATATCAATAGTAAAATGCTTAATCCCCTCTACCTGTCCATATGCAGCAAGGAGCGCATCGGTGTAGCTTCCTTCTACGCCAGTAATACCAGTAGGCAGTGGAATAACTTCAAGCTCTGTTGTAGCAGTAACAGGCTTAGCGCTTCTGCTACCATCTAACACGTTATCTCTTGATAAAGAATAGAGATATACGCTTGCCAAAAACATGGCGAGCGTATTTTTTTGTGCGCTTGTCAGAAGCTCTTGCTTCTTAGCCGGTGCTATCCCGTCATCGTCATTAATAACCGCCTTAAATCTCTCAATCAGATCATCTTCACTGCCTTTGAGCAATCGTTTTACTATATTCTTTTTGAAATACTCCTCAATTGATATATGGACTCTGTTATCTGCAGACTTGCTGCGAATAGAACGATGTGGATTGCCTCCAGGCTGTCGATTCATGATTTTACTTGCAGTACCTTTAGTAACCGTGATTGGATCGCCATTCTTATTTGTCAATCCTACCGGCTCAGCAATAGCATCATAAAGTAGATTTATCAAATCTGGAACAGCAATCGCATCTTCCCATGATGTTTTCAATTCTGTTAAGACTGTTGCAAAAACTAGTTCTTTCAACTGGTGACACCTCCAAATGGAAACTTCACTATAACTTAACGGTTACTTTATGTGGCCGATTTTCTTTCCGCATTGAACTATAATTAAATTGTACAAAGGAGACGAAAACGACTCGCAAGATGTAAAGCAACATTGCTATCCTTATATTACCTTTTATTATATCACATTTTGTCGAGGATTTCAACATTATCTCTGCAAACGCAAATATAATTTTTATCGTTTTCGACTGCTGTGTACCCAATTGTAGTCATGTTCGGTACCGACGACATTCCAGTGACTACGATTACAATCAAATATATTTGTGACGCTAGCCACTGGAATGTGCTGGTTGCATACTTGAAATGGAGATAAATTTTCAAGCAGTGCACCACTATACCCTTTTGCTGGTATCTGTTATGTTTTCCTCCGTTTCGAGACAATCAACGGAGGAAATCTTTATGTCAAAAGAAGCCAAAAAGTATTTTATCCCTGTCAACGGAGAACTTGTAGAGGTAAGCGAGGAACTGTATCGTGAGTATTACCGACCCATATGGAACACCCGCTATCATGCCCGGAAGAACGGCGAGTGTAGTTGCACCAAAGCTCAGCTGTGGAAATGCGATGGCGTATGCCCAGGTTGCCCGTTCTACACAGCTGGCAAAAAAGTATCTCTTGACACCGTTATCGGTGGTGAAAACGATGAACTCACCCTTGGCGACACTCTAGAAGACGATTCGCAGACCATCGAATCAATTATTATTCAGAAGGAACTGCTCGAAGCCTTGTATGAAGAACTCGACCGTCTTGATCCGGAAGGAAAGCGTATTTGCGAATTGATGATGTACCATTCCGAGAGAGAGTCCGCCGAAATTATGGGTATGGCTCGTTCAACTTTCAAACGGCACTGGGCAAAGATACGTGACGAGCTGCGGGACAAGCTTAGGGATTACTATCTCTAATAATTAAATTACTTCTCCGGTTGCAGTTTTGTAGCCGGAGAAAATATTTTTTCGGACTGCGGACCACTTTGGCATAATCCCTCCAGTGGATATTGAGGACAACAAAAACAAATTACCTCGGAAAGGAGATTTCCCAATGAACAAGCCTAAAATCAACGAATCTGCAGCTGACGAGGAACTTATCGGCGTGCTTACGGCAATCAGTGTTGTTTCAAAGCGCCTGGCAAAAAATTTGATTCAGCTTGAACAGCAGAAAAAATCTATGGAAGGAGCGACAAATCATGAGCAAAATACGCGAAGTGGAACAGGCAATCAGAGAGTTGCGAGATGCTGCATCATTGTTGAATGATACCGCAAATTGGCTGTACGAGCTCTTCTCTGCCGACAAGGTACAGGAGCATAATACCGATTCAGCAGAGACACAGAAGCAACTTACCCTTGAAGAAGTAAGAGCCGTCTGCGCCGAGAAATCCCGCGCCGGCTTCACAGCAGAGGTAAAGTCAATCATCACAAAGCACGGTGCGGACAAGCTTTCCGTAATCAAGCCGGAGGAATATGCAGCAGTCCTAGCAGAGGTGGAGGTGCTTGGCAATGCCGACTAACCACGCAATTCTCTCGGCATCATCAAGCCACCGCTGGCTCGAATGTCCGCCGTCTGCTAAACTCTGTGCCGAACTGCCGGATACATCAAGCGAGTATGCGCAGGAGGGCACGGACGCTCATGCCCTCTGCGAACACAGGCTGAAAGCCTTGCTCGGCAGAGAAACCACCGACCCAACAGAAAACCTCACCTACTACAACGAGGAGATGGAGCGCTGCGCTGTCGAGTACGCTACATACGCTTATGAGCAGGTCAAGAAAGCAAAAGTAGCCTGCAATGACCCCATAGTCCTTATCGAACAGAAACTGGATTTCTCTCGGTGGGTTCCGGAGGGATTCGGCACAGGTGACTGCGTAATCGTAGCTGACGGTACACTTTCCGTTATAGATTTCAAGTACGGCAAAGGTGTGGAAGTCCGCGCAGAGAATAATCCGCAGATGATGCTTTACGCTCTCGGCGCTCTCGAATTATTTGACGGAATATACGACATATCCGCAGTGAACATGATTATATTCCAGCCAAGGCGTGACAATATCAGCGAGTATGCCATCTCCAAAGAAGAACTGCTCCGTTGGGCTAATGAGATCCTCACCCCGACAGCGCAGCTTGCCGCAAATGGCGATGGAGATTTTAAAGCAGGGAAACATTGTCGCTTCTGCAAGGTCAGAGCGACCTGTCGAAAACTAGCAGAATATAATCTTGCTCTCGCTCGTTACGATTTTGAACCGCCTGCAACCCTTGATAATATCGAAATCGCCGCTATTCTCGCAAAAGCGGACGAGCTTGTATCTTGGGTGACCGATGTAAAAGAATACGCTCTGCGGCAGGCGCTTAGCGGTGTTTCATACGATGGCTTCAAGGTGGTCGAGGGGCGTTCCAACCGCAAATACACAGATGAAAATGAAGTTGTTGAGGCCGTCAAATCCGCAGGATATGACCCATATGAACACAGCGTTCTCGGTATCACAGCAATGACCAGTCTGCTCGGTAAGAAAAAGTTCAACGAATTGCTCGGCGGGCTTATCGAAAAGCCGCAGGGCAAGCCAACTTTAGTATCAATTTCGGACAAGCGTCCGGCAATTCATACAGCAAACGAAGATTTCAAGGAGGAAAAATAATATGCCAAAGTTTATCAATCCCACAAATGTAATCACAGGACCCGATGCAAGATGGAGCTACGCAAACATCTGGGAAGCAAAGTCCATCAACGGCGGCGCACCGAAGTTCAGTGTGAGCCTTATCATTCCGAAGTCCGATACCAGGACGGTCGAGAAAATCAAGGTGGCTATCGAAGCAGCTTATAAGGAGGGCGAGTCCAAGCTCAAGGGCAACGGGCGCTCCGTTCCTGCGCTTTCCGCAATCAAGAATCCGCTCCGTGACGGCGATACAGAACGCCCCGATGATGAAGCGTACGCTAACAGCTACTTCATCAACGCAAACTCCGCAACCGCTCCCGGTATCGTGGACGCAAACTGCAATCCTATTCTGGAGCGTAGCGAGGTTTACAGCGGTGTTTACGGCAGAGCGTCTATTTCTTTTTATGCTTTTAACTCCAACGGCAACAAGGGTATCGCCTGCGGTCTGAACAACTTGCAGAAGATTCGCGATGGCGAACCGCTCGGTGGAAGAACCCGCGCTGAGGACGATTTCGCAACCGACGACGATGATGATTTTCTTTCTTGAGGTGTAATATGACGGAGTTTGAAAGCATAATGCTTGCCGCTTGTTTTGGCATTTCGGTAGGTACGGTCATCGGCAATCTCATCACCGTTATCGGTTCGCTGGCAGCGGCAATCAAGCAGCGCCGCAAGGCTAATCACAAGTAATTTTGGCAGTCTGATACTGCCGGGTGGGCGGGTAGGTCAATTTCGGAGGTTTATATGGAAATTTCAACTTTTAACAACGAAGAATTCGGAGAAATTCGCACTATTCAGGAGAACGGCGAGGTGCTGTTTTGCGGCGCTGATATTGCAAAGGCGCTCGGATACTCTAACACGCGTGACGCTCTTTCAAGGCACTGCAAGGGTGTCGTGAAATGCGACACCCCTACGAACGGCGGCATTCAGTCACTTGGTTTCATTTCGGAAGGCAACGTTTACCGCCTTATCGCTCATAGCAAGCTGCCTGGCGCAGAACGCTTTGAGAAATGGGTGTTTGATGAGGTCCTGCCATCTATTCGCAAGAACGGCGCATACATGACGGAAGATGTTCTGGAACAGGCGCTTGCTTCTCCGGATTTTCTCATTGAACTGGCTACCAGACTGAAAACAGAAAAGGCGAAAAATGCACAGCTTACCGTTTCCAATCAGATCATGCAGCCAAAAGCAGATTATTTCGATATGCTCGTTGACAGAAATCTGCTCACAGGTATTCGCGACACTGCAAAGGAACTCGGTGTAAGGCAGAATGATTTTGTGCGTTTTCTGCTTGACAAGGGTTATCTCTACCGTTCGAAGAAAGGCAAACTCAGACCTTACGCTACATACGTTGACAGCGGCTTGTTTGAAATGAAGGAGTTCGTCAACGACAAGACCGGATATACAGATACTCAGACGATGATAACTCCAAAGGGCAAGGAAACATTCAGATTGCTGTGCATCTGAGAACTAATAGGGCGGTAGAAAAACTTTACCGCCCTTTTTGAGGTGAACTATGGATAAAATCAAAACACTGTCAATTGACATTGAAACATTCAGCGATGTTGACCTTGCAAAATGCGGTGTGTACAGGTATGTTGAATCACCCGCATTTGAAATACTGCTGTTCGGAGTTTCCGTGAACGGCGGCGATGTTGTGGTGTACGACCTTGCACATGGCGAGAAGATTTCTAATGAAATCCTCGCTGCGCTGACTGACAACAGCATTATTAAATGGGCTTTTAATGCTGCTTTCGAACGTGTGTGTCTGTCAATGTATCTCGGTTTGCCGTCCGGAGAGTATCTCGACCCGACTTCGTGGAGGTGTTCGATGGTGTGGTCGGCATATATGGGACTTCCGTTGTCGCTTGCCGGTGCGGGCGCAGTTCTTGGCTTATCGGAACAGAAGCTGAAAGAGGGCAAAGACCTCATCAAGTATTTCTGCGTCCCCTGCGCAGCTACCAAGACAAATGGCGGCAGAACAAGAAATCTTCCCGAACACGCTCCGGAGAAATGGTCGCTTTTCAAAGCGTACAACAAGCGTGATGTCGAGGTCGAAATGTCGATACAGGACAAGCTACGCAAATTCTCCGTGCCGGATTTTGTGTGGGAGGAATACTGCCTTGACCAGCAGATAAACGACCGTGGAATTGCTCTGGATATGGCTGTCGTTGAGAATGCAATACGGTTTGACGAGCGGTCAAAGGCGCTGCTTTCCACGAAAATGCAGGAACTTACTTCGCTCGAAAACCCGAACTCTGTACAGCAGATGAAACAGTGGCTTTCGGAGAACGGACTTGAAACAGACACTCTCGGTAAGAAAGCTGTTTCCGAATTGCTGAAAACCGCACCGCCGCAGCTTGCAGAGGTTCTGGAACTCCGCCAGCAGCTTGCAAAATCCTCGGTGAAGAAGTACCAGGCTATGAGGAACGCTGTTTGCTCCGATGGACGCGCACACGGAATGTTTCAGTTTTACGGTGCAAACCGTTCCGGCAGATGGGCGGGTCGGCTGATACAGTTACAGAACCTCCCGCAGAACCATATCCCCGACCTTAAACAGGCTCGTGAGCTTGTGAAAAGCGGCAACTATGAAGCCATAGAACTGCTGTACGATGATATTCCGGACACGCTTTCGCAGCTTATCCGCACGGCATTTGTGCCGAAAGCGGGAATGAAATTCGTGGTTTCAGATTTTTCAGCAATAGAGGCAAGAGTGCTGTCGTGGTTTGCTAGCGAGAAATGGAGGCTTGACGTATTCAAGTCCGGTGGAGATATCTATTGTGCGTCTGCAAGTCAGATGTTCCGTGTCCCCGTTGAAAAGCATGGTGTCAATGGACATCTGCGGCAGAAAGGTAAAATCGCAGAGTTGGCGCTCGGTTATGGCGGTTCGGTCGGCGCTCTGAAAGCTATGGGTGCATTGGAGATGGGTTTGTCAGAAGATGAATTACAGCCGCTTGTGGATATGTGGCGCAGTTCCAACCCGAATATTGTTCGATTCTGGTGGGAAGTCGACCGCTGCGTGAAGGATACAATACGACAAAGGCTTCGCACAGACACACATGGCATTCAGTTTGAATATCAGAGCGGAATGCTGTTTATCACGCTGCCGAGCGGCAGACGGCTTTCCTACGTCAAGCCCCGTATCGGCGAGAATAAGTTCGGCGGCGAATCCGTCACTTACGAGGGCGTTGGTGCAACGAAGAAGTGGGAGCGCATTGAAAGCTACGGGCCTAAGTTCGTGGAGAACATCGTTCAGGCGGTCAGCCGGGATATTCTCTGCTCTGCTATGCGGACGCTGCGGAATTATCGGATGTGCGGTCACGTGCACGATGAACTTATCATCGAATGCCCGATAGATACAAATGTATCTGAAATCTGCGAGATGATGGGTAGAACTCCACCGTGGGCAAAGGGGCTTCCGCTCTGTGCCGATGGGTACGAATGTATGTTTTATAAAAAGGACTGAAATATAGTGGACCATTTGTATAATAATTTTCCATATATTATTGGCGGCTCTATCAGCTGTTAGAATTTAAAGAATGGAGGATAATAATGAAATTCACGTTATACACGGCAGACTGCGTAGGCAGTCTGCCTAACAGCATATACCCCCACAAGTGCGTCATAACAGACGAAAATTCTATGAAAGCTGCTGTGGCATTCGACCACGTTGCAGCTGAATATTCAAACAATCATCGCAGTAATACGGATTTTCTTTCTTCCGATAATATCCCAATGGACTGCGACAACGATCACTCCGATGATCCAAGCGACTGGGTAACTCCGCTTGAGGTGGCTATGGCTTTTCCGGGAGTAGAGTTTGTAGTAGTTTATAGCCGTAATAATATGCTTCCGAAGAGCGGCAAATCCCCACGCCCGAGATTTCATGTGTACTTTCCTATCCCGCCTATTACGGACAGCGCAGAATACACAGCCTTGAAAAAGCGCATTGCGGCTGAGTTTCCGTATTTCGACAAGAACGCTCTCGACAGCGCAAGACTGCTTTTCGGAGTTTCTAACCCGCAGGTAGAAATATACAACGGAGATATATCTGTCGTAGATTTCCTTGAAAATGCGGATTTTGAGAAGTGGGATAGTGACAGTGCGAGTGTACCCGAGGGCAGCCGCAACTGCACTATGTCGCATTACGCAGGGCGTATTATAAAGCGGTTCGGGAACACTGACGAAGCATACAAACAGTTCTTGAAACAGGCTGAAAAGTGCGATCCTCCGCTTGACGATTCGGAGCTTCAGACCATCTGGAACAGTGCCGTTAAGTTCGGCAAAAAGGTGGCAAAACAGGACGGCTATATTCCACCCGAGCAGTATGATTCCGGTTTTGATCTCAAGCCCGAAGATTATTCCGACATCGGACAGGCTAAAGTTCTAGCTCGTGAATATAGTGGCGAACTTGTATTCACGGACGCAACGGATTATATGCGTTATGATGGGATCCGCTGGGCAGAGTCAAAACAGCTTGCTGTTGGCGCTTGCGAGGATTTTCTTGACAAACAGCTTGATGAAGCTAAAACCGCTTTGGAAAAGGCACAGCAGGCTCTTATGAAATCCGGAATAGACAAGGAAACTGTGCTTTCGGGCGGCAAGGCTCTCGAAAAGGCGATAGATGAGAAAAGCGAGAAAGCCTTTGCTGAATACATGACAGCACTTGTGTATAAATCGTTTGTAATGAAACGCAGGGATATGAAGTACATCACTTCCGCATTGCAGGCGGCAAAGCCTATGTTACTGCGTGATATTAAGGATTTTGATTCGCAGGAATTTCTGCTGAATACTCCGGCGGCTACATACGATTTGCGAACTGGGACAAGCTCGGAGCACTCCGCAGATGACCTTATAACCAAAGTGACCGCCGTTTCTCCCACCGATGAGAATGTGGATATCTGGCTTGACACAGTGAACAGCTTTTTCTGTGGCGATGCGGAGCTTATCGAGTATGTTCAGCAGATAGTCGGTCTTGCGGCAATAGGCAAAGTGTATATGGAGGCTCTTATAATCTCCTACGGTGAGGGTCGCAACGGTAAGAGTACGTTCTGGAACACGATTGCACGGGTACTTGGCTCATACAGCGGCAGTATATCCGCCGATGCCCTCACGGTTGGCTGTAAGCGAAATGTCAAGCCTGAGATGGCTGAACTAAAGGGAAAACGGCTTGTTATTGCGGCAGAACTTGAGGAGGGTATGCGGCTTAACACCTCGGTGGTAAAGCAGCTGTGTTCTACTGACGAGGTTTCAGCAGAAAAGAAGTATCGCGATCCATTCAGATATACTCCCACGCACACGCTTGTGCTGTACACAAATCATCTCCCGAGAGTCGGAGCAAATGACGAGGGTACATGGCGCAGGCTTATCGTCATACCGTTCAATGCCAAAATTGAGGGCAACTCCGACATCAAAAATTATGCGGATTACCTTGCAGAAAAAGCAGGAGGTGCTGTGCTTTCTTGGATTATCGATGGAGCAAGAAAGGTGATCGAATGCAATTTCAAGCTGAAAATTCCGCAGTGCGTGAGTGAAGCAATATCTCACTATCGGGAAAATAACGACTGGCTTTCCATGTTCATTGAGGACTGCTGCGAGGTTGACCCATCATATACGCAGAAGTCGGGCGAGCTTTACCAGGAGTACCGTGCATACTGTGCAAGGACAGGAGAATACACGAGAAGCACCACGGATTTCTATACCGGGCTTGATACCGCAGGATTTGAAAAACGAAAATCCAAAACGGGCATTATGGTCTACGGAATCCGCTTGAAATCTGACTTTATGGCAGATTGATAACCTTAAAGGTGCAGGTCGGTGAAGGTCTTAGTATAAAACCCCCTTTAGGGCAGTTTTAATGACAAAAAACACCTTATAGAGGACTTTATGAGATGAGGTTCACCGACCTGCACCATTGAAGAAAAAGGAGCAGAAAATGCGTGAGAAACAGATAGAACAGAAGCTGGTGCAGGCGGTCAGAAAAAGCGGTGGTATGTGTCTGAAATTCGTGTCACCAAATTTTGTTGGAATGCCGGACAGGCTGATACTTCTTCCGGGCGGTAAGATTGCCTTTGCTGAACTGAAAGCACCCGGCAAGAAACCTCGACCGCTGCAGTTAGCAAGGCACAAAGCATTGATGAAACTCGGATTTCGTGTGTACATCATTGATAGAGTTGAGCAGATTGGAGCGATACTTGATGAAATACAATCCACATGATTATCAGCGGTATGCCGCCGAGTTCATAATCACCCACCCCATTTCAGCGCTTCTGCTGGATATGGGACTTGGCAAGACGAGCATTACTCTGACAGCAATAAACGACCTGCATTTTGACAGCTTTGAAATACATAAAGTCTTGGTGGTAGCACCACTTCGTGTGGCTCGTGATACCTGGTCGGCTGAAATCGAAAAGTGGGAGCATTTGAAAAATCTGCAGTACAGTGTGGTTGTCGGACCGGCGCAGGAGCGTCTGAAAGCCCTATGCACTCCCGCAGATATCTACATCATCAACCGTGAGAATATACAGTGGCTTGTCGAGGAGAGCGGTCTGACATTTGATTTCGATATGGCGGTCATTGATGAGTTGAGTTCATTCAAGAATCACCAGTCGAAACGGTTCAAGGCTTTTATGAAAGTCAGACCGAAGTTGAAACGGATAGTCGGACTTACGGGAACTCCCGCTAGTAACGGCTTGATGGACTTGTTCGCGGAGTTCAAGCTGTTGGATATGGGAGAACGGCTCGGCAGGCTTATCGGGCAGTACAGAAATGCGTATTTTCAGCCGGACAAGCGAAACGGAATGGTTGTATACAGCTACAAACCTTTACCCGATGCGGAACAGCGAATTTATGACAAAATCTCCGACATCACGATTTCCATGAAAGCCACCGATCACCTTAAAATGCCCGAACTCATAAGCGCGGAATACATGGTTCAGCTTTCCGAAAATGAAAAGGAGAAATACGACCGTTTGAAGAAAGACCTCATTTTTTCCACTGAAGATAACGAAGTGACTGCGGCAAACGCCGCTTCGCTCTCAAATAAGCTGTCGCAGATGGCAAACGGAGCGGTTTACTCAGATGACGGAGAAACGGTTCACATACACGACCGAAAGCTGGACGCTTTGGAGGATATAATCGAAAGCATGAACGGCAGACCGCTGCTTGTGGCTTACTGGTTCAAGCACGACCTCGAACGTATAAAAAAGCGGTTTGAAATTCGAGAGATTAAGTCAAGCGAGGATATCTCCGACTGGAACAGCGGAAAAATCCCTGTGGCTCTTATCCACCCTGCGTCAGCCGGGCACGGATTGAACCTGCAAAGCGGCGGTTCGACCCTGGTGTGGTTTGGGCTTACATGGAGCCTTGAACTGTACCAGCAAACAAATGCCCGCTTGTGGCGGCAGGGTCAGACTGCGGATACCGTGGTCATTCAACACATAATCGCCAAAAGCACTATCGACGAGCAGATTATGAAAGCACTGAAAACAAAGGACACAACGCAGGCGGCGCTTATTACCGCAGTGAAAGCAGAGGTACATAAATGAATCCATACAAGGAACTGGCAAACGCCATAATCGTACAGGCGGTTAAGGATTACCGTGACGCCGCAGAGCGTCTGCGTTACACTCCGGACGACAAATCGGCGCAGCATGATAAGCGGAATATCGAGAAATTCTTTCGTTCAAACTGGTTTTCGATACTTTCGGATTTGAACGGAGAACTGCTTCTGAAAAAGCTAAAAGAGGAGGTTTCGGCATGACGGCAAAGGAATATCTCGGACAAGCATACAGAATAGATCAGCGTATCAACAGCAAGATGGAGCAGATAGCTTCGCTGAACCTGCTTGCGCAGAAAGCGATTACGGTTTTCAACGATATGCCCGGCAACTCCACCCGCAATATTCACCGCATGGAGGACGTCATAATCAAAATCGTGGATATGGAGAGCGAGATAAACGTTGACATGGATAGCCTGGTTGACCTCAAAAAGGAGATCGCTGGAGTGATTCGCGGTGTTTCAAATCTCGAATATCAGACGTTACTTGAACTGCGGTATCTGTGTTTCAAAACATGGGAGCAGATAGCCGTTCAGATGGGATACGGCATTGATAATGTCTACAAAATGCACCATAAAGCAATGCGAGAGATTGTTGTTCCGGAAACTTTACAGTAAAATCAACTGTTTTACAGTAGCCCCTTTGTGGTATGATATAATCAGCAAAGAATACAGAGAAAGCCTTGTAGGTCATAACACCCGCAAGGCTCTTTGTGTGTCTGCATGAAAAAGCAGAGATAATATCATTTTCAAGAATTATAGAAAGAAATCGTGCGATTTGAGGAGATGAATCCCATGCCCAGACGACCGCAGCGACCGTGTTCCTACCCTGGCTGCCCGAACAGATGTGACGGGCAGTACTGCGAGGAACATTCAAAGCTAATGAACCGCCGCTACAACAAGTTCGTCCGCTCCGCTGACAGCAACAAGAAATACGGCAGAGCGTGGCGAGAAATACGCAGTCGGTACATTTCGGCGCACCCGTTGTGCGAGCTGTGTCTGAAATACGGTCGGCTTACTCCCGTGGAGGAGGTACACCACATTGTTCCCGTATCACGCGGCGGCAGCAACGATTTCAGCAATCTGATGTCGCTATGCAAGTCTTGCCACACGAAGTTACACCACAATCTCGGGGACAGATAGGGGCGGTAGAAATCTCTGTGACTTTTATCACGGACAGCGGCCCGGGGCTTCGTGCGCAAAAATCGGGGTTCAAACGGGGTATTAAACCACAAATCATTTTCGGACGGCGCGAACCGTCCTTTTTTCTTGTCCTGCGGAGGTGAAAAACATGGCTAAGGACGGCACAAACAGAGGCGGCAGACGGGTACGCGCCGGAGATAAACCCGCTCCTGCCGCAGAGAAAAAGCAGAAAGGACTTCCGGTGAAAATCATAAGCAACGACATACCTGCGCTCGACACAGCGGAACTTGAAGCCGTCAACCTGCCGGAGGGCGCTGTGCTTAACGGCGCGGATATGCCGAAGCCAAGCGATTATCTGTCGGCTCGGCAGAAGAACGGAGTCCCGCTCGGCGCTGACGATATATACCGAGAAACCTGGCTGTGGCTTAAACAAAGGAACTGCGAGAACCTCGTAAACAAGCGGCTCATCGAAGCCTACTCCCAGGCATACGCAAGATACATTCAATGCGAGGAAGCAATCAGTACTTACGGCTTGCTCGGCAAGCACCCGACCACGGGCGGCGTTATTGCTTCGCCGTTCGTGCAGATGTCGCAGCAGTTTCAGAAAAACGCAAATCTCATCTGGTATGAAATTTACGGAATAGTCAAGGAGAACTGCACCGAGCCAGTAGGTGATGATCTGAACGATGCTATGGAACGTCTGCTTCGTTCAAGGAAAGGATAACGCTATGTCAAAGGACACCATCGAATTTTTCAAGGAACTGAAAAACAACCGACCTAACATCACGGTACAGCAATACCGAACGATTAAAGGTCAGGCAATTAAGGGCAATGTCATGGACGCCCGAAAAGGTCTGCACAAGGTTCTGAAAAGGAGGAACGTCAGATGAATACGACCAGTGAAATGCAGCTTGTTCCGATAGATAAGCTGATACCGTACGTCAACAATGCTCGGACGCACTCGCCGGAACAGTTGAACAAGCTCCGTTCCTCGCTGCGTGAGTTCGGCTTTATCAATCCCGTTATCATCGACAGGGATTTCAACGTCATAGCAGGTCACGGAAGAATTCTTGCGGCAAAGGCCGAGAATATCTCTGAAGTACCCTGTGTATTCGTGGATTATCTAACACCTGCCCAGAAGAAAGCGTACATAATCGCAGACAACCGAATGGCTCTCGATGCAGGCTGGGACGAGGAAATGCTGAAAGTTGAAATCGAAGCATTGCAGGCGGACGATTTCGACCTGGGTCTGACGGGCTTTGATGAAAAGGAACTCGCTGCGTTTTTTGACGATGATTCCGATACCAAGGAAGATGATTTCGATGTTGATGGTGAATTGGAAAAACCTTGCACAACAAAAGCGGGCGACCTCTGGTTGCTCGGAAATCACAGACTTGTCTGCGGTGACAGCACAAAACCAGAAACTTACGAGTTCCTTATGGACGGCAAACAGGCTAATCTTGTGGTTACCGACCCGCCGTACAATGTCAACTATGAGGGTTCGGCGGGTAAAATCAAGAACGACAATCTTGAAAATGAGAAATTCTATCAGTTTCTGCTTGACGCTTTCACCTGCATGGAGAAAGCTATGGCGAACGATGCAAGCATCTATGTTTTCCACGCAGATACAGAGGGTCTGAACTTCCGCAAGGCTTTTGCTGACGCGGGATTTTACCTTTCCGGAACGTGTATTTGGAAGAAGCAGTCGCTTGTTCTCGGCCGCTCGCCGTATCAGTGGCAGCATGAGCCGTGCCTGTTCGGCTGGAAGAAGAACGGCAAGCACCGGTGGTACTCCGACCGCAAGCAGACGACAATATGGGAGTTCGACAAGCCGAAGAAAAACGGCGACCACCCCACAATGAAGCCGATACCGCTCATTGCGTATCCGATAAAGAATTCAAGCATGAGCAACTGTATCGTTCTCGACCCATTCGGCGGCTCGGGCAGTACGCTTATCGCCTGTGAGCAGACGAACAGAATCTGCCACACCATCGAGCTTGATGAAAAGTTCTGCGATGTAATCGTGAAGCGGTATATTGAGCAGGTCGGCTCTGCGGAGAATGTGTCTGTGATTCGTGACGGAAAGACGATACCCTATTCCGAACTGGAGGTCACCAATGAAGAATGAACTCACGCTTGGCAGCCTTTTTGACGGCAGCGGCGGTTTTCCGCTCGGAGGAATGCTTGCTGGCATTACTCCTCTGTGGGCTTCGGAAATCGAACCGTTCGCCGTTCGGGTAACAACGAAAAGACTGCCGCAGATGAAGCACTACGGAGATGTATCCTCGCTGAACGGTGCGGAGCTTCCGCTCGTGGATATAATCACATTCGGCAGTCCGTGTCAGGACATGAGCATTGCCGGAAAACGCAGCGGTCTTGACGGTTCACGGTCGAGCCTGTTCTATGAGGCGGTCAGAATTATAAAGGAAATGAGGTGCGCTACCAATGGCAAATATCCAAGGTTCTGCGTGTGGGAAAACGTCCCCGGAGCGTTCAGTTCCAACAAGGGCGAGGACTTCCGGTGCGTCCTCGAAAGCCTGTGCAGGGTCAGGGACGAAACCGTTTCTGTTCCTCGACATGAGAAATGGTCAGCCGCAGGAAACATCGTGGCAGACGGTTTCTCAATCGCCTGGCGAGTGCTTGATGCACAATACTGGGGAGTTCCCCAGAGAAGAAAACGCATCTACCTTGTCACAGATTTTGACGGCGAATGCGCCGGAAAAATACTGTTTGAGTCCGAGGGCTTGTCGGGGTATTCTGCAGAGGGCTTCAAAACGTGGCAAAGAGCTGCCGCCGCTGCTGAAAGCGGCGCTGGAACGACAAGCGCAGTCTGCTTGAACGACCAAGGTGGCAACAGAATGGACGTGACGGAGGAAGTAACTTGCACACTCCGAGCCGAAGCTCATCATCCACCGTGCGTGATGGAATCAGCAGGCTTCTGCACGGAACACTCGGCAAAAGCGAGAGGTATCGGCTACGAAGATGAAACTTCGCCTACTCTCCGTGCAGGGACTGTTCCTGCGACTGTCTATGAAAACCACTCGCAGGACACTCGCTACACCGAATTGCACGGCGTTGCTCCAACGGTTTCTTCAACCTACGGGACAGGCGGGAATAATCAGCCGTTTGTCGTGGAAGATACTCGCTGTTTTGATGTTCGTTTCACATCCGATGGCACGAAAAATGCGCGGCAGAACTGCTATGAAACAGATACCTCCCGGACGATAGATACGGGCGGTAATTCTCCCGACTCAAACCAAGGCGGCGTGGCAGTCGTAGCCGTCCAGGGTTCAATGATAGGCAGAGCCGACAAAAACGGTCCGCAAGGCAGCGGTGTGAATGAGGACATTTCGTTCACTCTGAACACCACCGACCGACACGCAGTAGCTTTTTCACAAGATAGCTACACGAAGTACAGCGAAAACGATAAATGCGGAGCATTGAGAGCAGCTGGTGGAATGTACGGAGGGGGTTCGGAAACATTGGTTTACAGCACAAGCAAGAATTCCTACCACACCGAAGCCAAGGAGAATCTCGCAAACACGCTTGTCGCAAGCGATTACAAAGACCCGCCGACCGTGAATTCTCCGGAATACATAGTCCGCAGGCTTACTCCAACGGAGTGCGCCCGTTTGCAGGGATTTCCCGACTGGTGGTGCGCAGATCTCGGAACGGACGAGCCTACAGATGAAGAATTGACATTCTGGAAAGAGGTCTTTGAAATACACAGAAAAATCATCGGTAGCGCAGTCAAGCCGAAGTCCGAAAAGCAGATCCGCGCATGGCTGAAAAATCCCCACAGCGACTCTGCCGAGTACAAGCTGTGGGGAAACGGTGTTGCTCTGCCGTGTGTTTACTTTGTCCTTTCGGGGATTGTGTACTGTACACAGCTGAACCCAAAAATATTGTGTAGTAATACGGCTTGATATATATGCCTTTCAGAGTTAATATGTACGCAAAGGAGGGCAAAATGCCATGACAATTTACTACAACGCACAGGACAGAAAACCGCTTGTGAAAGCCATCAGCGAGTTCACGGGAGCGAAAGCAGTTTACATGAGAACACCGACCTACGCTTACCGAATCGATTATTTCACGGTGACCCGTGAGGGCAACCTTGAATTCGATGACAGAGCCGACAGCGAGGAAATCGAAGGATTGCTTGAATTCCTTGTAGGGCGTGGATTCATCGCCGAGGTTGCCGACACAGAACCGCCGAAAACGGATACCGAGGAAATACCCGCAGACACCGACAGCGCCGAACACAGCGAACCTGTGGGGCTTACGGTGGAAGTTCCGCTTGAAAGCACGGCGGTCGAGAATCTTACCAAGCTGCTCAAAGCAAAAGGCAGACTTATCCGCAAAGCATTAGCGGTGGATAAGCTGCCGATTGAGGTCACGGACAGCACGGTGAAGTTTCCATGGTTCGCAGAGTGCAGCACTGACGAATGTAAGGCTTACACGCATTTCATATCGGCTCTTTGCGAACTTGCCGCAAACGCAAAGCGAGTTACAGCGAAAGAAAAGGAAACCGACAACGATAAGTATGCATTCCGCTGCTTTCTCCTGCGGTTAGGTTTCATCGGTTCGGAGTACAAAGCCGAGCGGAAGATACTGCTGAGAAACCTCACAGGTTCATCGGCTTTCAGAAATGGAGGTGCTGTAAATGAAGTTTCCGAGTAAGGAGCAGATTGAGCAGTACCGCCGAGAGTACCCTGCCAGCTGCCGTGTGGAACTGGTTTCAATGGACGATTTCCAGGCGCCGCCGATAGGTACTCGCGGCACGATTAAAGGCGTTGACGACGCAGGAAATCTGCTCGTCCGCTGGGATAACGGCTCCGGGCTGAATGCTGTTCTTGGTGTTGATGTAGTTCGCAAAATCCGTGGCTGATATACACGATTTCTGCGTGTGTATTTCGTTCAATATATTGTGGTAAAACCGCTTGCTATATACTCGTTTTAGAGTTAATATGTGTCTACCGCAGCAAGGACGCTGCAAGGTTGCCCCCAAAAGGCGGCACGGACGCCGCCAACCGAGGGGCAACTCAGAAAGGGAAACAAAACAACGGAGGACACCACAATGAACGCAAAAACCACAAAGCAGATTGAAGAAATGATGAACCAGACCATAGGGGTCGAGGTTGAAATGAATAATATTACAAGAACGAAAGCCGCACAGATTGCCGCCGAGTTCTTCGGCACTCGCCGCCATGAGAATACCGCAGGCCGCAACGGTTACTGCACCTACTCAGCATGGGACAGCGAGGGACGCGAGTGGAAGTTCCAGAAGGACGTCAGCATTCACGGACCAGACAGCGAAAAGTGCGAATTAGTCACCCCGATACTTACCTACGCAGACATGGAAACCCTGCAGGAGCTTATTCGCAGACTGAGGAGAGCAGGCGCAAAGAGCGATGCCACAAGGAGCTGCGGAGTTCACATTCACATTGGCGCAAAAGGCCACACGGCGCAGACCTTGCGAAACCTCGCAAACATTATGGCAAGCCATGAAACCCTGCTTGCAAGCGCCTTGAACCTCGACAGAAACCGCATGAACCGCTACTGCCGCACGGTCAGCAAGGATTTCCTGGTGGAACTCAACCGCAAGAAGCCCAAAACCATGGCGGCACTTGCGGACACCTGGTACGGCAGTCAGAATGCGGATTACGGCAGGTCGGCGCACTACAACGAGAGCCGCTACCATATGCTGAACCTCCACGCAACCTTTACAAAGGGCACGATTGAATTCAGACTTTTCCAGTTTGACGCACCCTCGGGCGGCAAGCAGAACGGACTTCACGCAGGTCAGCTGAAAAGCTACATTCAGCTTTGCCTTGCGCTCAGCCAGCTTGCCAAGCAGGTCAAGACCGCAAGCGCAAATCCTCAGCAGACTGATAATCCCAAGTACGCAATGAGAACATGGCTTTTACGGCTCGGATTTATCGGCGATGAATTTAAGACCGCAAGGGAACTTTACACCAAGCGGCTCGAGGGCGATACAGCTTTCAGAAACGGCAGACCCTAACAAGCAGGAATCAGCTTCCTGCCCCCAACTCCCCACGCTGTGGGGCTTTTGGTGGTAGAAAGGTGATTTCTGAACGGTGGCAAGAACGCTACCGAAAATACAAGCCGCCTTTCAGAAAGGACGAATTTCAAATGAAAAAGTACTACCTCGCCTACGGCAGTAATCTGAACCTACGACAAATGGCGCTGCGTTGCCATACGGCAAAGCCCGTGGGGACTGCGGTGATTAAGGACTACGAACTGCTCTTTAAGGGCAGCAAGACAGGCGCTTACCTCACGATTGAGCCGAAATCGGGAGCGGAAGTCCATGTCGCGGTCTGGTCGGTTGAACCTGCCGATGAGAAAAGGCTTGATGTTTATGAGGGTTTTCCGACCTTTTACTACAAGACCGAACTTGAACTGTCCGTGAGGTACTTCTCGGGCAAAAACGTGGTCAGAAAGGCTTTCGTGTACATCATGCACGAGGAGCGACCGCTGGGCTTGCCGAGCGGTTCGTATGTTCGGACTTGCCTTGAGGGTTACAGCAATTTCGGTTTTGATGAGAGTATTCTTCTCGCAGCACTGAACAACAGCAGGAGGGCTGTCCATGAAATCAGATAATGCAACAATGCTTCGCACCTGCTCTCACTGTGGGGCGCTGTACGGCGGTGTTCCCGCTCTTTCGAGAAAGTATCCCAACACGCAAATCTGCCCTGACACGATGTCGGAAGGTTGCCCCACAAAGGCGTGGCATGGACGCCACGCCACCAAAGGGCAGCCAGTGACTGCGGCACACGGAAGGCACTCGACGCCCTCGATAAATAATCCGAGGAACAGATTATCTCTGATATCCTTTGCTGCCAACGACGAGAGTAAAATTGAAAGCGGCATAAAGTACCAACTCTGAGAGGTTTCGTTCCTCATATAGGAAGTACACTCTAATTCCAAGTAAGTAAATAAAAAGACACCACTTGTGTACTGCCAAGTGGTGTCTCTCTTGCTTTTTGTCCAACGGTCATAGCCCCAGCCAAGCCTAGTTTATGGCAGTACCCTCCGGATAATTCCGGATTAATTGTGGACCTTGATTCACGTAGCAAGAACGCGTCTCTCGCTCAAGGTCTGCTATCGTTGGACGCGAGGTGGTAAAAACACTGCTTCGAATATATTTATCAAGCGGCATCACCTCCTCAAGATAGATTATACCATAAAGTAATGCTTAATTCAATCAAGGAACATATCATGCGCAATTTAAAAAAATACACACCGACCCTCTATATGGCAGAGGGTTCCAATTACAATAAGGCGTCTGCCGATTATGCCGTCATGTTCATCGAAAATCTGTGTCACACCAAAGGCACATGGGCGGGAAAGCCATTCGAGCTTATCGACTGGCAGGAGCAGATAATCCGAGATTTGTTCGGAACGCTGAAGCCGAACGGTTACCGGCAGTTCAACACGGCGTACATTGAGATACCGAAGAAGCAAGGTAAATCCGAGCTTGCCGCCGCTGTTGCGCTGCTTCTCACCTGCGGTGACGGTGAGGAACGAGCCGAGGTTTACGGCTGCGCCGCCGACAGACAGCAGGCGGCTATCGTGTTTGATGTCGCAGCAGATATGGTGCGAATGTGTCCTGCGCTGTCAAAGAGAGTGAAGATTTTAGCGTCACAGAAGCGGCTAATATACATACCCACCAATTCGTTCTACCAGGTGCTTTCGGCAGAAGCGTACAGCAAGCACGGTTTCAATATCCACGGCGTTGTTTTTGACGAGCTGCACACTCAGCCGAACCGCAAGCTGTTTGATGTAATGACGAAAGGCTCCGGCGACGCCCGAATGCAGCCACTGTATTTCCTTATAACCACCGCCGGAACGGACACTCACAGCATTTGCTACGAAACTCATCAGAAAGCCAAGGATATAATTGAGGGTCGGAAAATCGACCCTACTTTTTATCCCGTGATTTACGGCGCTGATGAATCCGATGACTGGACTGACCCGAAAGTGTGGAAGAAAGCAAATCCGAGCCTTGACATTACGGTCGGTATCGATAAAGTAAAAGCCGCCTGCGAATCGGCAAAGCAGAATCCCGGCGAGGAGAACGCTTTCCGACAGCTTCGTCTGAACCAGTGGGTAAAGCAGGCGGTGCGTTGGATGCCGATGGAGAAATGGGACAATTGTGCATTCGCCGTTGACGAGGACGAACTGGAAGGTCGTGTCTGCTACGGCGGGCTTGACCTTTCGTCAACCACGGATATTACTGCGTTCGTACTTGCTTTTCCTCCTTTGGACGATGAGGATAAGTACATCATTCTGCCGTACTTCTGGATTCCCGAGGATAATCTGACTCTGCGTGTTAACCGTGACCATGTTCCTTATGATGTGTGGGAACGACAAGGTTATTTGCAGACAACCGAGGGTAATGTAGTGCATTACGGCTTTATTGAAAAATTCATCGAGAAACTCGGCGAACGTTTCAATATCCGTGAGATAGCCTTTGACCGTTGGGGTGCGGTTCAGATGGTGCAGAACCTCGAGGGCATGGGCTTCACAGTAGTGCCTTTCGGACAGGGGTTTAAAGATATGTCCCCGCCGACAAAGGAGGTGATGAAACTGGTGCTTGAACAGAAAATAGCCCACGGCGGTCACCCTGTTCTGCGGTGGAACATGGACAATATTTACATTCGCACCGACCCCGCCGGTAACATCAAGGCTGATAAGGAAAAGTCCACAGAAAAGATTGACGGAGCAGTAGCTACTATTATGGCTCTCGACCGCGCTATCCGCTGCGGAAACGACCACGGGGCTAGTGTGTATGATGACAGAGGAATACTTTTTATCTGATGCGTATAATCTTATTGACAAAGTAGCATAATTGTGATATAATATGACTACCAACATAGGAGGTGTTTTTTATGACAAATTCTATTTCAATAAGACCGTCAAAGGACATTCGCACTAATTACGCTCAGATTTCCGCACTTACAAGAGATAATCCGGTAGCAATCACGGTTAACGGCAAGGAGGATACTGTACTTCTTAGTCATGAGGATTATCAGCAGACCATGCATTATATTTCCGAGCTTGAAGAAAAACTTGCTCTGTATGCTCATCTTGCGCAAAGCATGGATGATATAAGGCTTGGAAGAGTCCACAGCGCTGATGATGTATTCAACGATTTATTAAACGACCTAGAGAACCTTGATGTATGAATTGCAGAGTAATATTCACTGATACGGCAGAAGCTGATCTTCGCGATATAGCCTTTTATATTGCAAAGCAGTCAAAGGATAAGAATATTGCGATCCGTTTTGTAAACAAGCTAAGAGAAAAATGCAAAAATCTCGAAATACTGCCGGAAAGCGGCTCGCTACCCAAGGAAAGGGTTCTTGTGAGTAATGGATATCGTTTTCTCATTCATGATAATTACCTTATGTTTTATTATTATGTCAAGGAAGAAAACACGGTATACGTTAATGCGGTTTTCAACGCAAAGCAAGATTATACCCGCGTGATGAAAAAGTTTATATAACATAACAGAATAATTGTTAAGCATCTGTCAGCAATGGCAGGTGCTTTTCTTATGCCCATTTTACGAAAGGACTGACTACATGAAGATTTTCAGCAGTTTATTTCATTCCAGGGACAAGCCTAAAAACAGCACTGCCGGCAGCGCCTACCGCTTTTACATGGGCGGTTCTACCGCCGGAAAGAACGTCACCGAGCGTTCCGCAATGCAGATTACCGCCGTGTATTCCTGTGTTAGAGTGCTGTCGGAAGCTGTGGCGGGACTACCGCTGCACGTCTATAAGTACCGTTCGGACGGCGACAACATGGACGTTGCTGTCGTTTGCCCCAAGCGCGGCATGGACGCCGCGCAACAAAGGCAAACAGGCGGTAAGGAGAAAGCGATTAACCACTCCTTGTACCGTCTGCTCCACGATGAACCAAATCCCGAAATGACCTCGTTTGTTTTCCGTGAAACGCTTATGACGCACCTGCTCCTGTGGGGCAACGCATACGCGCAGATTATCCGCAACGGAAAGGGCGAGGTCATTGCTCTGTACCCGCTTATGCCGAACCGAATGTCGGTTGACCGTGATTCCAACGGAAAGCTGTACTACAAATACTACCGCGGCTCAGATAAAGCCATTCGCAGCAAGGAATACGAAGTCATTCTTTCGCCGGGCGATGTCCTGCATATTCCCGGACTTGGTTTTGACGGACTTGTCGGCTACTCGCCGATTGCAATGGCGAAGAACGCTATCGGACTTGCAATTGCGACCGAGGAATTCGGCGCTAAGTTCTTTGCGAACGGCGCAGCGCCAAGCGGCGTGCTTGAGCACCCGGGAACAATAAAGGACCCGACTAAGGTTCGTGAAGCGTGGCAGTCGCAGTTCGGCGGGAGTTCCAACAGCGGAAAGGTCGCTGTGCTTGAGGAGGGCATGAAATACACTCCCATCAGTATTTCGCCCGAACAGGCACAGTTCCTTGAAACACGCAAATTTCAGATAAACGAGATAGCTCGAATTTTCAGAGTGCCGCCGCACATGGTCGGCGACTTGGAAAAATCGAGCTTTTCTAATATAGAGCAGCAGTCGCTTGAATTTGTGAAATACACCCTTGAACCATGGCTTGTGCGGTGGGAACAGAGCATGATTCGTTCGCTCCTCACCCCAAGCGAGAAACAGGAATATTTCATCAAATTCAATGTTGACGGGCTGCTGCGCGGCGACTACGCAAGCCGAATGAGTGGTTACGCTACCGCAAGGCAAAACGGCTGGATGTCCGCAAACGACATTCGGGAACTTGAAAACCTCGACCGTATTCCCGCCGAGGACGGCGGCGACCTATATCTCATAAACGGCAATATGACTAAGTTGGCTGACGCGGGTATCTTTGCGGCGGCTGACAGAGAGGAGGATAATTCTAATGAAGAAGTTCTGGAAGTGGAAGAACCAAGCGGAAACAGCGGAGAGAACACTATTCCTCAACGGCACTATCGCAGATGAGAGTTGGTTTGACGATGACGTCACACCGCAGCTTTTCAAGGATGAACTGATGTCAGGTAGCGGTGACATTACCATCTGGATAAACTCACCCGGCGGCAACTGCGTTGCGGCGGCGCAGATCTACAATATGCTGATGGACTACAAGGGCAACGTCACCGTGAAGATTGACGGTATAGCCGCGAGTGCCGCAAGCGTTATCGCGATGGCGGGAAACAAGGTTTTGATGTCCCCTGTTTCAATGCTGATGATACACAATCCAATGACGGTAGCTATGGGCGATTCAGCCGAAATGCAGAAAGCAATCGAAATGCTGTCCGAGGTCAAGGAAAGCATTATGAACGCTTATGAAATCAAGACGGGAATGAGCCGTGCGAAAATCTCGCACCTCATGGACGCAGAAACATGGATGAACGCAAACAAAGCGGTGGAACTCGGCTTTGCGGACGGTATTCTTGCCCGTGAAGAACCTATGGAGGAACAGCCCGCTAACGCTCTGATGTATTCAGAAGCGCAGGTGGTCAATTCGCTTATGGGCAGGATCGCAGAAAAGTGTAGGATTGTGCCGAAAACAGAACACAAAACCAAAGCCGAGGATTTATTTTCTCGGCTTGACCTTATTAAAAACTGGAGGTAACGAAAATGACAATTCTTGAACTGCGCGAAAAGCGCAATAAGGCATGGGAAGCCGCAAAGGCATTCGTTGAAACCAAGCGCGACAAGGACGGACTTCTCTCTGCAGAGGACGCTGCTTCTTATGCTGAAATGGAGCAGAAGATAAAGGACTACGGCGCTGAAATCGAGCGCATGGAGCAGATGGCGGCTATGGACGCGCAGCTTTCCAAGCCTACGTCAGTCCCGCTTACTGGAAAGCCGCTGAACGGTGACAAGCCCAAGTCCGGCAGAGCAAGTGATGAATACAGGGCGGCAATGCTGAACGCTCTCCGCACGAATTTCAGACAGATTTCCGATGTGCTTTCCGAGGGCGTTGACGCTAACGGCGGTTACCTCGTTCCCGAGGAGTACGACAGCCGCCTTATTGATACTCTGACCGAGGAGAACATCATGCGAAAGCTGGGTCACACTATCACCACAAGCGGCGAACACAAGATAAACATCGCCGCCACCAAGCCCGCCGCAGCGTGGATTGACGAGGGTGGAGCGCTGTCTTTCGGTGACGCTACTTTTGCACAGATAAATCTTGACGCGCACAAGCTGCACGTTGCGGTTAAGGTGACCGAGGAACTGCTTTATGACAACGCTTTCGGTCTTGAAAATTACATCATCGACCAGTTTGCAAAGGCGCTTTCCAATGCGGAGGAGGACGCTTTCCTCAACGGCGATGGTGTTGGCAAGCCTCTCGGACTTTTCTCCGACAAGGGTGGCGGCGAGGTCGCTGTCACTGCGGCGAGCGCAACTGCAATCACTGCTGACGAGATAATCAACCTTGTGTACTCCCTTAAGCGCCCGTACCGCAAAAATGCAAAGTTCATCATGAATGACCAGACTATTGCGGCTCTCCGCAAGTTGAAAGATAACAACGGCGCATATCTGTGGCAGCCCTCGCTTCAGGCGGGCGAGGTCGACAGGCTGTTCGGCTACGAGGTTTATACCTCTCCGTATGTTCCCACTATCGCCGCAGGAAAGCCTGTAATCGCATTCGGTGACTTTAGTTACTACAACATCGGCGACCGTGGCACTCGCTCTTTTGCGGAACTCAAGGAGCTGTACGCAGGCAACGGCATGGTGGGCTTTGTGGCAAAGGAGCGCGTTGACGGCAAGTTGATTCTTCCCGAAGCTGTCCAGATTCTGAAGATGAAAGCCGGCTCCGGTTCTTCCGGCGTCTAATAGGCGGTGACTATGGACGAGCTTCTGACGAAAGTTAAGCAGAACCTCATACTTGAACATTCGGCGGACGATGAACTCATAAAAGGGTTCATCACCGCTGCTGTTTCGTATGCTGAAAGCTATCAGCATTTGTCTGAGAATTACTATTCAGAAAACGCAATGCCACCGACTACCGAACAGGCGGTAATAATGCTGTCCTCGCATTTTTACGAATCGAGGGACGGCAGTACAGGCGGTTTTTTCGGAGATAATGTTCAGGCGGGGAAACAGGTGTGGGATACGGTGAATATGCTGCTGCGGCTGGACAGGCGGTGGAAAGTATGAGTTTCGGTAAAATGAACACGCAGATACAGATAACGCAGAAGCGGGTCACGCTCGATGACGAGGGTTTTCAGACGGAATCCGATGCTATTGTAGCAGAGGTCAGAGCCTATCGGGAGGGTCGGCACGGCAGCGAGAAATGGGCAAACCGAGCCGCCTTTTCCGAAGCTACCGACCTGTTCCGATTTCGCACCATTCCGGGAATGAAAATCACCATGGATATGCGATTGCTCTGCGGCGATTCTGTATTTGAGATAACCTCTGTCGAAGATGTGAAAGGCAGAGGTATGTATATTGAAGTGCTTGCAAAGGAGGTGCAGCCGAGTGGCTAAGGCTGATGTAAAAATGCCCGATGAATTTCTTGCGAGGATTTCTCGGCTTGGAGCGCAGACCGACAGCATTGCCGAAAAGGTATTGCAGGCGGGCGGCGAGGTCGCTCTCGCAAAGGTCAAAAGCAATCTGAAATCCGTTGTAGGTTCGGGAACGAAAAGTAAATCCCGCTCCACAGGAGGACTTGAACGGTCGCTCGGCTTATCTCCCGTTATGGTCGACAAAAACGGAAATCATGACATCAAGGTAGGATTTTCCGAGCCGAGAACGGACGGCGGCAGTAACGCTAAAATAGCGAATATCCTCGAATACGGCACAAGCAGTCAGTCAGCGAAACCTTTTCTGAAACCTGCGAAATCAGCTGTGAAAAAGCAGTGTGTGGAAGCCATGAAATCCGCGTTTGAAAAGGAGGTCGAGGGGCTGTGAGTTTGCTTTCGGAACTCTCTGCGATAGCTAAAAAGCTGAAAATCCCGGCGCAGACTGCGATGTATTCAGGAAAGGCTCCCGATGAATATCTGGTATTCACTCCGCTGTACGACAGCTTTGAACTTCACGCAGACAATGCGCCGACTGCCGATGTGCAGGAAGTACGGATTTCTCTGTTTACGAAAAGCAGTTACACCCGTACTGTGAGCAGGATTGTAAAGGTTCTGCTCAGCGCGGATATTACCGTAACCGCCCGAAAGTATGTCGGTTATGAGGACGAAACTGGCTATCATCATTACGCCGTTGATACGGCGAAAAACTATGAAATGGAGGAGATATAAATGGCAACAATAGGTCTTGACAAGCTGTTCTACGCTGAAATAACCGAGGACAGCGACGGCAGCGAAACCTACGGAGTTCCCGCTTCGCTTGCAAAGGCAATTTCGGCAGACCTCTCCGTGGAGCTTGCGGAAGCAACGTTATATGCCGATGACGGCGCTTCGGAAATCGTCAAGGAGTTCAAAAGCGGAACGCTTTCACTTGGCATTGACGATATAGGCAATGACGCGGCTTCGGTTCTGACGGGCGCGACTATCGACAGCAACAACGTAGTTATTTCAACAAGCGAGGACGGCGGCAAGCCCGTGGCTATCGGGTTTCGGGCGAAAAAATCCAACGGCAAATATCGCTATTTCTGGCTGTACAGAGTGAAGTTCGGTATTCCGTCAACCTCGCTTGCAACAAAGGGTGACAGCATTACGTTTTCCACGCCTACAATTGAAGGAACGGTCTTACGCAGAAATAAGCCGGACGGCAGCGGAAAGCACCCATGGAAAGCGGAAGCGACCGAGGGCGAGAAGAACGTTCCTGACAGTGTAATCACGGGTTGGTACAAGTCTGTATATGAACCAACATTCACGGCAAAGTCCGCTGAAACAGGCAAGTAACGGAGGTATGAGCAATGACGAATGAACGCAGTTCTTTAATAACCATCGGCGGTGAGCAGTACGAGATGATCCTCACCACCAGAGCGACAAAGGCTATTTCTAATCGCTATGGTGGACTGGATAACCTCGGTGACAAGCTGATGAGGTCTGAGAATATGGAGATGGCGCTTGATGAGATAATCTGGCTGATAACGCTGCTTTGCAATCAGAGCATTGAGATATATAATCTCAGAAACAGCGAGAAAAAGCCGCTTCTCACCGAGGAAACCGTGGAGCTTCTGACCTCTCCCAGCGAGCTTGCCGAGTACAAGGACGCTATCACCGAAGCTATGCTGAAAGGCACGAAGCGGAATATCGAAAGTGAAGATACCTCAAAAAATGCAGTAACAGCCGAGTGAATGACGCAGAACTGTTCACCCGGCTGTTCTATTACGGCGCGGCTCAGCTGCACCTCGCTTCGGAAGAGGTGTGGCTTATGCCGTTCGGGTTTCTGATGGATCTGTGGGAGTGCCATAAGCAGTTTATGGGCATTGCTAAACCTAAGCGTGAAGCGGATATTGACGAGGTTGTGCCTATGGGGATTTGATTGGAAAAGTGGTTGAAAAAAGTGGAGTTGCGTGGTATAATGGTTTTATAAAGGCAGATAATCTGCCCGATAAATCGGAATTTAACGCACATCTAAAAAACGAGAATTCACAAAAACGTAGCC